TACAGCAGAAATTGTTACCTCCGCTGGTGAGGATGGATTAGCCTTAAGAGTATGAAACTGCTCATGATTATTTGAGGTATTACAACCTTTATATGGTTGGTATCCCTCTGAATTACAGTTCTCTAACTGTGTTCGTATTGTAGTTTTGCAATCATCTGTAGGAGAGGTGCTTCCTAGACCACATCCAAAAGATAAGGATCTAAACTCGTCTACATTATTTGCCGTGCTTTTAAAAGCTTGCCAAAAAACATTAGATCCATCCGCACTAGAGTCACAATTTGCTGAAATTGTTCCTGATATTGTCGTTACGCAACCGTCAGCACTTGAATTAAAGGTAATGCCGTCACCTGCTTTTAGACCTCTAAATTTAGCTGGTTTCTTAGTGTCAGCCACATAAGCCCACCAATCAGCAGCGCCATCTGATAAATCTCCACAATTACCATAAGAGCTTTCTCCTGCTGCTCCTGTTTCAACATCAATTGTTGTTACACAACCATCAGCAGTTGTATTAAAATGAACTCCAGAACCCGCTTTTAGACCTCTAAATTTAGCTGGTCTTTTGGTGTTTGCTACATAAGCCCACCAATCAGCCGCACCGTCTGACAAATCTCCACAATTACCATAAGAGCTTTCAATTCCTCCCGTATCAATACTTATTTTAGTGACGCAATAATCTGCATCAGAGCCAGCAGCGCCAGCAGATGTTAGTTGATCAAAAAATACACCAGTTCCAGCTTTTAGACCCCTAAACTTAGCTGGTCGCACACTATCTTCTACATAAGCCCAATGATCAGCAAGAGTTAAAGTCCCACAATTCTGATCCTCTGATTTGATCTCGATTGTGCTTTGGCCTTCTGCCCAAGTAATTTCTACGTTTTCTTCACCAGTAAGAGTTCTAAACTCAGAAGGCATTAAGGTATACTCATTATAAACTTGAGCGCCACCGCCTATGTTTTCTCCTGACCATTGTCCACTAGTAGACTCTCCTGACCCTGATGATTCGACCGCGATGATGATCATCTTGTCGTCTTCAGAGTAAGATATTTTCACATCGCCGCTACCAGATAAGTATCTAACTCTTACAGGTTCATCTTCATTTTGATGACCACTTTCTTGTAAAATTTCAGCGCAGTTTGGACCCAAGCTGCCACCCTCTCCTGATCTCCCGTATTGGAGGAACTGCCTATCTGATAAAATAATATCACTACGCTGATATAATTCAGCTAACTGGCCATCAATTAATCTACAAATAGGATAATATCCTGTAAAACTAAATCCTGAAACTCCACTGCCTTCTTTAGCCCCCGCTAAATCAAGGCCATTATCTTCTTCTATTCTTTCGAATAAAATATGCGGGAAGTTTGTATCAATCTTTTGTAATGTTTCTTTATCTTCTATGATATCATAACCTGTATATATAGCTGATTGAATTAAAAAGTTATATTTATTTATTACAACCTCAACATAATATTGTCTTTCATGTTCTTTGGGAAGCTCCTCCTTGTTGCCAAGCCCCATTTGTTGTATCTTCCGTATCAGAGGCTCTTGAAGCTGCGATTCAGAAATTCTATTATAGATATATGCTTGGTTCCAAGAGACATCATACCCCTTAATGGCACCCATAGGGTCGTCTTCCTCGTCATTAAACCTTACCTCTATATTAGGGACAAATGGCGCAGATTCCTCTACTGAAAATCCCTCTCCAGCAGACCCCTTCCACTGCATGTCTGCATTCGCGACCTCTTCGTCTTCCCAAGCGTCTCTCCGTGATGCTGGTTCTTCAGACATTATGCTTCATCTTTCACAAGTGTAGATGAAGTTTTTTCTAGATTGCCATTGTCTATCTGACACACTGAGCCATCCTCATCAAAATAAAATAAACGATCAAACCAGTTAAACCTAAGATAGTTTAATGGTTTAATTTCTTTCTCTATTTCGTCTCCATGAAGAGTTGAATGGAAGTATTTGATACCTCCTCGTTTTAGAGAACCATCAGGCCACAGATATTGTTTTTCAGCAAAGTAACAATCTTTTAACGTGCTATTACGCCAAACTTCAATATATGCAAAATCATTATCAAAGTCGTGCCGCTTTGTTTCTAGTCTTATTACCTTTTTTACGATGGTTTTCACTTTAATAATGATATAAAATACTTACACTTATTTCAAATATTTGTGACTTGATAGGTTTAAGTGACAAAACTGAAACAAAACTATTCCCGCCTGTATTTTATTACACTAATTAAAATTAATTTTTATTAAATGAAGGGGGGTTATGCCATTCAGCTATAACTCTGGCTACCCCCCATTTTAGGGCTAATATTCTAGCAAAATCATAAGTGAATAAATCTGTATAAGGGGGAGTTCTTTGATTGATAGTAAACCAACCCGACCAAGGTTCATATACTTCAGTTGTATATTGCACTTTTTGATTAACAAACCACCCAGCGTTAAAGTATGGTTGCCCATCACCCTGCCAAATTTCTATATATGGAAATATTTGCACTTTAGGTGGGGCATTTAGCAACCTAGTCGCTGTTTTTTTCTGAGCTAACCCAGCAGGAGGTAATATAACAACCTTACCGTGACGTTTTTTTTGTATAGCTAGAGATGATGGGATGTAATCATATCCAGCATCTTCCCCATCGCTTCCTATTTTTCTCCACGCATCTGGCATAAATGGGAAATCACGAATATCTGAATAATAATATTGGTCGTATTCTCCAGTTTGCTCTCTATAAATCCAGATGATGTCTCCATTTCTTCCTTTTTGAAAACCTCTTGAATTCTGTATCCCTGACTCATTTAAAGTAATAGGCACAGGGTAACCTCTATTCAAAGAATTAAAACCTTCTATTAAGTTATAAACCATAGCTCCGCGTTTTACAAACCCGCCAAATCCTATTACCCAATCTACATCTTTTTTTGATTGTATCCAGAAACCATTGTTTTCTGGAATATAGTAATCTCCATAGTCAGCATCACCCCACCCTACAGCCTTCCAGCCTATTGATATGTTTTCAGGCTCGTCTCTTAAATCTTGATCATTGTAGTAAACTTGGGTCCAGTAAGACCCATCTTTAATCCAAATAATATCTGCATCTCGCCAATATGGAGCAGATTTGAGACCTATCTCGTTATTGATCCCGAATGTTTCATTGATACTTTGATAGAGTCTGCCATCAGGGTTTCTGGTAACATTAAAAGCAACTGGAGTAAAGCCATTAGCCTTGATGGTTTCTACATGAAAACCAACATAATCAGAAACAGAATAAGTCTGCTGCACCTGAGAGGTGCATACAGAAGAAAATAATACAGGTAATATTAAAAACTTGAGATATGTCAGTGATTTGATCACCTCATTATCCCCTTATTTGACTGATTACACGCATTTTTAATTATTTTTAATTATCTACAGACCGTAGATTATTAACAAGATCCTCATCCACCCTTAGGTTTAGGCTTGGGTTTAGGCTCTGGTTCTGGCTCTGGCTCTGTTTCTGAGCCTTTGGCTCTTTGAACTTGATCTTCAGTAGGAGCGCCCTTTTCACCTTTTTTCCTCATTTTTTCCCCAGAACCCCTCTTGATTCTCTCTCTTTTCTTTCTGATGTTCTCCCAGAGACTGCTATCAGATTTCTCTTTTTCTTTTAGAATCTCCTTGTGACGCTTCATAAAAGCTTCATGGTTGGGTCCAGCCATGTAAAGAGTCTTGCCATCCTCGGTTTTATGAGTATGAACTCCTTTCAAACCCATCTTTTCAGCATCTTTCATAGCTTTCTCTTTGCTGTCAAAGTAGTGGTCCTTTTCATCTGGAGATCCATAGGAATATTTTTTCTTTTTATCTCCGTAAGCAGCTTCGCTTTTTTGGCCTTTTTGCTTCTTTAATATTTCTTTTTGTAGCCAAGTGGGAAGTTTCTTTTGCTTTTCTGTAAGGCCAGCTTCATTTTCTTCCATTAGAGTGGCTCTGTCTTTTTTATATTGAACAGCACAAGCAGACATTGTTTGATCCATATCCATATCTTTAGTGTTTGTCATTTCCGCATCATTTCTCATGCAGTGACTCATATAAGATTTGAACATAGGCTTTTCTGTATCGTCCATATCCATGCCGTATACTTTGTTCTTCTTGTATGCGGCTTTAGCAATATCTTGATCTGCTTTTCTGTATGATTCTTTTACCTTGCCCCCTCTCATCATCTTAAGGAAGGTATTTACTCTAGCCATAGCCCAGCCATGACGAGACATATTAGGACGGTGAGATGTGCTGAAAGCGCCAGCACCCCTTCTGTATACCCTCTTAAGTTGACCTAGAGTCACTTTCTTTGAGTATTTGGCGTTATGGGCTTTTACTTTTTCTTTTAAAGTATTCGTGGTTTTCTCACTGAATGTGATCTTTCCTCCACCCTTTTTCGCACTTCCCTTTGGATTTCTTTTAGAACCCTTTTTTCTTTCACTCGGCTCTGCTGGTGTTTGTGCGCCACTCTTTGGTCCTCTCCTTTTTGCAGCTTCAGAAACTTCAGCTAAAGCTGGGCAGTCCCTAAGCAACTCTTCATGGTCAAAAAAAGTTTCGCCATCCCACTCATACTCCTCAGACCCTTTCGTCACATTTGTGACGCTTTTCTTGCTCCACATTTTACAAGACCAGTAGCGAGCTTTTGTTTTTGGCCCTGCATTATCGCAGTTATGACGGCTTCTGAAAGCCTTTCTTCTCTTCGGGTCATCCCTTTTAATCTCCATGTTGGGATCTCCAAAGTTCACCTTAACGATGTTTCCTTTTTCGTTTTTTACATAAACAGAGAACTTTTTCGGGCCTTTTGGAGTTCTGAAAGGCTTGTTTAAGGTTTTGTTCTCGTTAGCTGCTTCTGTAAAGAAAAGAGATGTATCGTCTCCATCTTCAAAAACAACAGATGCTTTAGACTCAGCATCTTTAAAAATGTTCATACAAACAGCCACTCGCTGCTTGTTATCATTGAATTCACCTTTTTCAGTTAAATCAGAAACACAGCGACCCATGAAATCGCCACGTTTTTCATTGTTTTTTGGAGTTGGTAATGGCATAATTATTTTTACACTACAAAAGTTCCATAGGGGAACGGTATTCTTCATATGGTAAGAACCAATGTTCACAAGTATTTAGTATATCATATAGTAAAACAGTGGTCATTAAGTCCTCTCTACCCTTCCTCGTATATCCTTTATACAGGGAATCTTTGAAATTTGAGACCTTTTTAGTCCAGTCACAAGTATGAGCGAGGTCAAATAAATCGTCATTTTTAACACATAAGAAGAAAGCCCCATAATCAAACGCGATCCAAGCTGGTTTTTGTTCGCCGTTACACCAACCCATCTTCCCTTGCACATTCTTTATCTCTAAGACTACCTTACCTTCCTTTTGTGTTTGTTTTAGCCCTTTTACGTCAAATCCGACCCCATCAACTACAAAATCAGTATGATTTTTTATATCGTTATGCTGACTTGTTTTCTTAATTTCTTTACCTGCTGCTCTACAAGAGTCGTAGAATCTTTGTTGACCTTCATGGCCAGTATTTATTGATTTTTTAATATGCCCAGCAGATGACATATTTTTAGCTTTGTCTGATATCATAAAGTCATTGATTTTGTTTCGCCTGTCCTCACATCTGTCATGAAAAAATCCCTTACATTAAATGCCTTGTCGTCTATCCAGTAATCATATGGTGGTTTACCCATTCTTAACTCCGTCCTTTTCACCCCCCATTGGTCTAGTTGTTTTTTAGTCAACTCGCTATGATCTACTCCACTGTTACCTCCTCTAGCAGTCCAATAAATTATGGTATGTCCAGCATCATATAATTGATTAAAGAAATCTATTCTTTCTTTTATTGGTTTCGCTCTACTATACGGAGTTGTGCGGCTATCATGTCGGCAAATAGTGCCGTCAATATCTACAATGTAAGTTTTCATTTTATTTTTTTAATAATATTTGAAGTGCTAGCGCCCTCTAAAAGAGGCACTATTCTTACGGCACTGTTTCCTTTGGCTTTTAGTTCTCTTTTATTTAAGTCCTCTAATTTATAATCTCCTCCTTTAAACCAGAAGTCAGGTTCCAGTTCTTTTAATTGTTTTGATACTGTTTTCGTATCATAAATAAAAACATAATCAACAGCTTCATGACAAGCTACGGTATATGCCCTCTGAGCAGCGGGGATTATTGGGCGACTATCTCCTTTTAGAGATTTTACGCTTTTATCGCTATTCACTCCCACAATTAGTCTTGAATTGTTACTGGAAGATTCTTTTATAGTGTTTAGTAAATAAGCGTGTCCTGTATGGAATAAATCAAAACATCCGTTTGTGAAAGCTACAAATTTTTTAATACCGCATAACTCCATCTGACGAAATTGTTCTCTTTCTTTCAAGATGTCCTCAAAAGTAAATATTTTTTTATGCTTCATACTGTAGATACCCCCTTCTTCCTTATTACTTTTTGGCAACAATCTTGTGCGAAAATAATAGCTGTTTTTATGTTTTGTGTAGATGTGAACCCGTAAGAAAAAGCTGCCAAAAAAGTATCTCCAGCACCAGAAACATCTCTTATCTCTGATGGGTTTTTTAATTTAAAATCCTCATCTTTATAAGTGCAGCCTCTTTCTGCTTTTGTCACAATTACATTTTCCGCTCTATGTTTCCATCCGTTCTCTAAATACTCTTTTTCGTTAATTTTTACAAACGTAAAATAATCTGCCCAATCAATATTAAATTGTTTTTTAGTATCCAAGAAAGATAGCTTGGCTCTCCTAGCTATTTCCACAAGGTCCAAATCTTTTAAGAATCCTTTATTGTAATCTGAAACCACAACAGCATTATATTCTTCTATGTTTTCTGGAAGTTCACCACAATGAGTATAGCTATCTGTATCTACTCTTAGGAACATTTGGTTTGATGTTGAGTCAATATACCTTGTTTTGTGACCATTTGCCTCGTTTGTAAATAAATCAATAGTATTTTCAAAAGGCATATCTTTTGTAGTTTCTTTTTCTATGGCTACAAGGTTATTATAAACATTTGTTGCCATTCCTAGATTATTTATACCCTCGCTAGGTATAAACACAGGGGCGGGAGCTTCGGGGCATAAACGATCAGCTTTGCCGTAGCAAAACCTATCACTACAAGTTTCTCCTATTACTAGAAACTTCATTGTGAGGAACCCTTTTCTACTCTATAAGAATCTTCGTTGAAATGTTGAGTGCTGACCTCAAAAACATGAGCATCCTCTAAAGCGGTTAACTTATGGGGTATACAGGGCTTCAAGTGAACCACATCACCCTCCACTAATTCTTTCTCTAGCCTTTCAGCTTTCTCAAGATCAAAATATTCTAGCTTTAGTTTGCCCTGAGTAACACACCAAGTTTCTTCTTTTCTTATGTGGTAATGCATAGAAAAGGCTGAACCCTTCTTGAATCTCAATATTTTACCACAATATTTTTCATTGTTGGTAATCCACAATTCATCACCCCAACCCTTAGGGTGTGGTTCTAAGCGACTAAAAGAAGGCTGTATACTCATTCAGAGTATTATAGCTTTCTTTATGTAATATTCAAGGAAATTATTCCCCTTTATCTTTACTCTTACCGATATTTAAAGCAGCCCAATCAATAAGTGCATAGATTTTAGCCCAAAAAGTTCCCTTTTTAGGAGTAGGGGTTGCTGCGGTAATAGCAGAGGCGAGAGCAACAGCAGAAGCTACTACACCCCACCAAGGATTGTCCTGAATCAATTGAATAATTGTGTCCATAGTAAATTATATGCCTTTTCCATATATTACACTACTCAAATTTTGAGGGGAATTATATTCTAGTATACGAATAAGTCCTTCCCATATCGTATTTTAAAGTATTAAAATACTGCCAACCAAAATCCACCCATGTGTTAAACTCACTAAACCCACTGCTTAATGGGTCAAAACTAGCAGACTGGAAACAAGGTGGTTCATTTGATTCTTTCATTATTATTTTCTTAGATATATGAGGATAGCAATTAGCTATATGGATAGGGCCGCTATTTATTCCGATAAAAATCGAACTTTCTGATATAGTTTTTACTGTATCCCAAATTTTTAAGCCCCTCTTATCTATAAAAGGAGACGGGTTGTCTGTTTTTGCACCCACTTGTATTATGTTGTAATTAGCATACCTTTTAGCTATAGTTTGCAATACTTCGTCAGGTATGAATTGTAATTTACAATTATTACTTGGACCAACGTGTATTGTTATTTGGTCTGGCTTAACATTAAGAGGATCTTCGTGTTTATATAAACGTGGACCTCTTGGTAGACATAGTTGAGGTCTTGTCCAATCTTGTATACCTAGTGTTTTATAAAACCATCGAGACCTACTATAACACCCCAATTGATTTGGAGGATGCCATAAATTAATTATTTTAGTTTTTTGGCGGGGTGTCGGCACCTCAACTGGCTCAACCCAATCGTGAGGTTTACAATACACAGCGGGATAACCGTCAATATCTTTATTAGTTTCAGCCTCTTTAAAGCGCAAGATACCTATGTCATTTTTGTGAAAAAGTCTGCGAACGTATGGATTTCTATCAAAAACCCAACATCTATGAACATCTATTAACTTTATTCCATACCATTTATAAAACGCTTCGGGTATACAAGAGTATTGAACCTTATCGCCAATTCCTACTGCTCCTCTTAAATCTATACCTATGTTTTTCATTAAGACAGGTCTAAAGAATCGGGAGCGATTTCCTCTAGCTCTTCACACAACCTATCTATCTCATCAGGCATCATGTGCCTAGCGTTGTTTCTGAGTTTTGTTACTTCCCACTCAAACTTGCAGAATTTATCATCCTGAGTTATATTTTTCTTTTCTTTGCTATCATAAATAAATGTATCAAAAACCTCGTATCTTAAAGGGTCGATGCATTTTTCGATAGGATCAAATGTAGAACGCTTAGTGACATAATCAAAGATGTCATACCTGCTTACTTTAATTTTGACTTTTTGCATTAGAGTCTAATATACCAGATTATATATTAGACTATACTAAAAATCTAAAGAATTCTTATCCTGCTTCTGATCTTAGAAACGTGTCTCTTTTTCTCTAAAACAGAACCTCCTTCTCTGCTCCCTGCCCCGTTCGTATTGCCCTCAATCGTAACTACATAACCACTTGAGTCTGCGTCTTTTACAGCTAATCCAATGTGAGAGAAAGTAAATACGACAATATCACCTGCTTTAATATCTTCGTTTGTAGGCTTGCGAAGCTCGACTCCATTTGTGCTTTGTTGTTTAGCCCAATTTTCAAAATCCCAAGCCCCAGCAGTTCTAGGTCTTTTGAATTTAACGTCCTCCCCCTCAATAGCCTCTCTTACTAGCCAGCAAATAAAAGCAGCGCACCAAGGCCAACCTTTATCAGCGTCTAACCATGTGGCAGCTTTGTATTCATCTACTCTTGGCCCACAATTACTACCGTCAACTTCGGATACTCCTATTTCTTCCCTAGCTAAAGAAACCATTTTTTCTGCTACGCTACCACCAGAGGCAATAGGGCTTTTTGTGGACATTTTTGCTAAAATAGCATTCCAAGTAACAGGACCATCAGCACCATCAGCAGAAACCCCGAGAAGCTTCTGCACCGCCTTTACTACTTCTTTTTTGCCTTTAAAATTCATTATGAACACCTTCTGCTAAAACTAGCACACACAGACATCACGATACATAGAACAACTGTTAGTATCATGAAGTTTTTGTAGTCAGTTATTTTTTCATTTAAAATCGCAGCTTGTTCCTCATTGTAATACATTTTTGTATCCATGATGTTATTGATGGCTTCTATTGTTGGGTCAGTCATCTCATACATCGTAGGAACTGATGCTTTAATCAATTCAACATTGTTTGTATTGCCCCATTCAATTAATTGATTGACATAAAGATTTATTTTCTTTTCTTGTTCGAATACAAAATCTGCATACTCAACCTCTTTTGGGGTTATATCCTTCTTATAACCCTCTAAATATTCATCCTTATATACCCTCTCCTCTTCTAAGGTCTCTACCATTTCCGCTGGAGTTATGACTCCATGAGAGGTTTTTACGACCGAATCTACAATGATTACCCCATACCAATCAAAGCACATACCAATTTCCATAATGGAAGACTCTGATTGTCGAGCGTTCTCTTTTAGTGTGTTTTGAATGTTTTCAGTAAGGAAAAGACCTTTGAAACCAAAGGCCAAACAAATAGCGGCTAAACAATATACAATAAACTTTGGTCTCATTTTTTAAGAAATTTTTCTGGGTTTTTAGCAAATTTTTCGCCCATTCTTACTATCCCACTAATAACCTCTGGGCTTATTACACCAATAATCCCATAAGTAATTGCCTTAGTTAAAGATGAAACATCAGTTTGCTCCAAAACAAACCAAGCTATGCCAGCAGCTAGGGCTGCTGTAATCACCCTTTTAAACTGTTGTTTAAGCGTTAATCCATTGTTACCTGATAAGAGCCTAGCAAACATCGCAGCAGCACCCACAAGCGGGACCAACCAGCCTCCATTGAGGAATTCTTTGATTAAAGACTTTTCAGGTTCCATGTAATTAATTACTACACAAAAAAAGCCACCCGTGCAGGTGGCTTTTTAATTTTGTATTTAAAACTAATTTAAATTAGAATTTATATGATACTCCTGCTCCTACAGACCACTCATTGTCTAGGCTATATGCACTAGAAGAATCAAGGTCGTTATCATTGTAAGCCCCTTTAACAAAAACAGAAGCGCCGTCTGTAATTTTGTAAGCAGCAGCTAAACCTGCTTCAATAGCAGTGTATTCATCAGCAAGATTAAGTCCGACAAAAGGTGTCAACACAAGACCTTCTACTGGAGTAGCAATGTCGCGAGAGAGAATGAACTCTACGCCATAAGAGCCGCCAGAGCCTCCTCCAACTTCATGCCACGCAGTTGCTGTAAGGTCTGCAAGAGTATGACTATAAGTAAGGCCAACGCCAACTTCGTCCCAACCTCCAAAGGAAGAATCAATCCTTTGAAAATAAAACTCAGCCCCGAGGTCTTGGCCAAGAAGGGTAACCCCCCTTGAGTAAGCAAGGGAGATGTCTTGTTCGTATCCCTCGTCAACGTCAAAAATGTCGATACCGACAGAAGCAGTGCCTCCAGCTTTTACTGGGGCAGAGAGTGTAAGTGAATAACTAAAAGCGTCATCCCTAATGCCAACTCCTCCGCTAGTCGAAAGAGTGCTATATGAAACACCACCTTCTACAGAGACATCTGCCAAAGTGGTTGCTTTAACTGCGCCAACCATAGCAGCGCCCATAAGTAGTGTTGTAAGAATAAGTTTCTTCATGAGATTAATATATATTACAGAATTGTAATGGTCAAGGGAAAAATTATCCAGAAATAAGAAAAATTAAACAGCCTCTACAGGCTCAGCAAATTCAGGGTTATCGTCCTGTGTAATAGGAGTGTTATCAATGCCTCTGGCAGATTCTCTGATTTTAGTGGCTAAAACTAATGCGTTTTGTGCTACGTTCAGCCCCTGTGATCTTACAGCTACATCTAAAAGGCCAATAAGTGCATTCATCTCCTCATCTGAGAATTCAATTGTAGTATTCATATGCAGTATTATAAATTAATAATACAAAAAATCAAGGCCAAGTTACAAAATGTGTTTGGCCTGTATAGGAATATCCTGCGTTGTATGGAGCTAGAAATAAACCTGTGGTTTCCCAGATACCAGACATCATGTCAACCTTCCTGTTATACTCCCTCATGTCATGATACGCCAAATCCATACCCTCAAATCCTGTGATACCAGATCCACTTAAGAAACGCCCTGTCAATTCAGCACGATAAACTTGCCAAACCCCACTCCCTGTAGCTGTTTCGGAGTGAATTTGACCTCTAAGTGGACTGCCTTCTTGATATGCCATTACTAGAATCTACACTTAAAAGTGTTTATTTCCCGCTAGGAAAATAAAGCTGCCTCTCTAAGCGCCTAAATCTAGCATCAGAATGCCAAACCTCATCTTGTTGTGGCGTATAAATCCCTTTACTTGTCTCTATTGGAATCCCTTTTGTCAAACTGAGAGTAGAAGGTTGATAGATGTTTAAAGGAGTTGTCTTCACGGATGAGTTCGTCGCGCAAGAGATCAGCACGGTCGGCATCACCGCCATTAGTCCTAATGTCTTCAAGTTCTTGAATGATTCTTTTTCTTTCTTCTTCATGGTCTCGTTTTAATTGTAGGTAGAAAGTTTTATTTTTTAAAGATAAAAATAACTCAATTGATTTTAAAACAGATTTAATTAAGGAAATCATTAATGTTTTCTTCTACATACTGATTTACACTTTTCCAGTCATATTCCCCTATAATTTCCAGTATTTTTGAATTATCGGACTTGGTAAACTTTTGATATTGCCCCTTTAACTCTTTAGGCATTGGTATCTCTGTTATTTTGCAATGGGCATTTGCTTTGACTATATCTGCTACATCTCTAAAAGAAATAGGGTTGCCTGTGCCTACATTAAAAATACCTGAAGCTGGATTGTTCAACATTCTATAGTGAACCTCACAAACATCTTCTACAGATATAAAATCTCTTTTATATTTTTCGCTATTCTCAAAAATCTTTATCTCTCCACTAGATAAAGCTTGCTTAATAAATTTAAACACAGGGCTAGCTTGATCGCCTTTTTTATCTTCTCCCAACCCATAAACATTAAAATACCTGAAACCTTGGTAGGGGTAGTCTTGATTCATTAACCAGCAATCAAACATATACTTGCTAAAAGCATATGGACTCAAGGGTTTACAGAAATCAGATTCCTTAAACCCCCTTGATGTGCCGTAGACAGAGGCGCTACTGGCATACTGAAATTTAACGTCATAACCCTCGCACAACTCATACAGCATCACTGAATACTCAAAATTTTGTTGTAGAATTTTTTTAAGGTCTTTTTCAGTAGTGGATGAATTTGCTCCTAAATGTATGACGATATCTTGATTGCCAACGTCAGGCATCGCATTTGGATCACCTTTACTTATGTCAAATCTTGTAACATCATATCCACGATGTTCTAAGTATGAGCACAGGTTGCCGCCTATAAAGCCTTCGGAGCCTGTTACTAGAATTCTATTTAGAGTCACAATCGCAATCTTCTTCGCAATCCGAAGTGCATTCTTCTTCTTCTGGAGAGGGTTGTTTAAAATCTGCTAACTTGGGCATCTTATCAGATAACCCAAAAATCTCAGCAATTTTTTCCATTTTAAACTCGGAAGCTTTTATTTGATTTAAAAGATCGTCAAGTTCTTCCTCTCCCGTTACTTCTATTTCTGCTTCTGAAAAGTAATCGAAATCGTCAAAAAATTTAATGCTTTGCACTAATTCAACAACCAATTCGTCACCTTGGAATGATTTATGAAGAGAGTATGATGAATGTGTTTTTTCAAAAACTAGATCAGAGCTACGTTCACTTAAGTCTAGATCTCCTCCAGCTTTTCTATATTCCTTTAAAACCCAGACTTTTTTAGTATATTCTGAGGCTTCAGGGAACTGCATATCTGCGTCAAAGGATAAGCTTTGACGCAATTTGTCATCTAGGAACGTAACAGTGTAAGGCATTTTTAGTGTCTTACACCTATTACGCCTTTTGACCCTCTGTTTTTTGCTGGGTTTCTTCTACTTTTTTAGAAAGTTCTTCAAGAGCCGATTCTTTTTCTTGATCAGACATCTCTTCTAAGTTTTTTTCTACCTCCCCAATAGCGATATTGTGGATAATATTAATAGACTCAGCAAGAGTTACTCTTGAAACCATTTCTGCGGTGAGAAGATCTCTAAGTTTCTTTTCTTTTGTTTCAGAAAGCATATTACTCTTCTTTTTCTTTGCTGGCATAGATTCTAATATCAGGCTGATTAGAGCCTTTTTCTTTAAATGTATTAGGGAAGCAAACAATTTTTACATCATTACCTTCTGAATCTTTGATAGATCCACTATAGTAAGACTGTTTGTTTCCGTCAACTCTCCAGAGAGCGCCTAATTCGCGCTTGCTCCACTCACTTTTTTCTTTAGTATTATCTTCAGACATAAATTTTAATCTTGGTTATCAAATCGACCTTCCATTTTCTTCCAAAAAACTTCTGGGCCAAGCACATTATACTGCGACTTCAATCGCTTGTAAAGGTTTTTTTGAATTGCATTGCCATTTTTTTTGTCATATCCAATCAGTTGACGGATTTTTTTAGCTACTGAACCACTCACACAATATCATCGTTGCTCCTTTGTTTTTTATCAACAAAAAGTTCTATATTTTTATCTCCCTTTAAGGTTTTATCAGATATGTATGGAGTTATTTCTGATAATATCTTTTTATTCAAAGCTTCTGTTTTGTTTTTAGATTTGCAAATTTCCTCAGTAACCCTCTTTATGTAATCAAAATCAAAGTTTAGATAAATATCATTATCTTCTAATCTATTTTTTAATCTTTTTAATTTCATCCACAACAGTCTCCGTAGATCTTTTTCGGTGAGTTCTTTTAGGATAAAATAATCATCTATTTGTGATAAAAGCTCTGGGTGAATCATTAGATTGTTTTTACCTTCACCTGCTGCTTGAAATCCCATAGAGGATTGACTGTTTGACAGAGAGCATGTCAAAAATATTTTGCAGTTTGAAAAATCTGCGATATCCCCATTGGTCATTTGAAATCTTCCATGCTTAAAGATTTGACTAAAAATAGCGATTGAGGAGTTATCTATCTTGTGAAAGTCATCAATAATTAAAACGCTATTAGGGGTGATGTTTATTTTTTCACATATTGATGTATTTGTTCCCTGCGAAGAAGCTATTTTATGTGGAGCGAAATTATCGGAAAAATGCACACCACTGTAAGATAAAACATTTACGCCTCTTTTTTGAAGAGAGTCTTTTAGTAGGTCTACAAAGTAAGATTTGCCACTAAAACTAGAACCGCTAACTACAAAGCAATCAGGTGACGAAAAGTTATCAGATTTTTTTAATCCTAACCCAGAGAGAATCAGTTTTTCTTTAAGGTTATTTAAGAAGTCTCTTTGGCCAACTAGACTTTTGGATAAGCATTTAAATAACTTGTCTATAGTGTCTTTATTACTTAATGGGTTCTTCTTCTTATCAAAGAAATCTTTTAAATGTTTAAGTTTTACTATAGGTGTTTTGTCTTCAACCCCTTCTGTCCACTTCTCTAAACTAGCATTTAGCTTTTCTAGTAATTCTGCGTGATCTTTCTCAGGATCAAGCGCAGCCTTAACTGTCTCGGTCTGTATGGCTTTTATTGAAGGTGTAACGTGCCAAAAATTAACTTTAGCTTGAGCGCCACAATGATCAATTACGTCTATAGCTTTATCTGGATAAAACTTATTGGGGATATACTTTTCACAATATTCTATTATATTGTTTAAGAATCTATCACTATACTCAACTGCATGGAAGTCTTCGTAATATGATACAATAGTTGGAAGAATTTCTTCCATTTGGAATTTAGATGGTTCTTTAATTGTAACCCTCTCAAACCTCCGATCTAATGCAGTATCTTTTTTTATCGTGTTTGTGTATTCGTTGATTGTTGTAGCACCTATGCAACTTATTGTGCCTCTAGCAAGTTCTGGTTTGAGTATATTAGAAGCTTCTAGTGAATTATTTGTCGCTCCTCCTGCTCCTATTAAAGTGTGAACTTCATCTATGAACAGAATTAAGTTTGAGTATTGTTTAGCTTCATTAACAAAGTCCTCTAATCTTTTCTCAAACTGCCCTCTATATTCAGTGCCAGCAACCATACTAGATAAACTAACAGAATATATCACTTTATTTGCTATAAGTTCTGGAGCATCTCCAGCAACTATTTTAGCCGCTAATCCTTCTACTAGAGAAGTTTTTCCTGTTCCCGCTGGACCTACTAGTATTGCGTTCGGTTTTTTCTTTCGGCAGAGAATCGTAGCCAGTTCGTCAATTTTCCCATCGAAATCAACAATCTTATCAAACTCCTTATTTAAAGCTTTTAAGTTTAAGTTTTCTGCAAATTGACACAGAATTGGATTCTGCTCAAACATGTCTATCCAGTGGTCTGGAGTTTCGACATCTGCTTCTAAAGGACTAAAGGTGTCTTCAAATTCAAGATCTTTTATTCCTAAGGAGCATTCTGTTATGAACCCTAAAACTGTAGCATCTGATTTATCGTCTTTTTTAGGGTAAAGCTCTTTAATTACTTTAGGAGAATGAACATTATCAAAAAAAGTCATTAAGATTACTTCTGGGGGAATATAATCTAAGTTAAAACTTTCTTCAGCTATACTTTCAGCAGTTGCTAGAAGCTTTCTGACATCTGTTTTTACAGTTCTTTTTACATTCTTATTTTCTCTTTTTTTGCTTAAGCAATGCCTAGATTCTTTTAGCCATTCTTTTGGATCTATATGAACCCTCTTGAAAATAGAAGAGCAAGAAAGACTCAAATCGCTTAAGAAGCAGTGAAAAAATAAATCAATGTCTACCCCATTCCTTTTTAAAATGACAGATAGGTCTTGAGATTTTTCTAAAACTCCCTCTATGTGGGGTGTTAAAGGAAGTCTAGTCACTTTTTACCTCCCTCAGTTTCATGTAAATGTCGGTATCAATTGGTTTAATTGTTTCGACAAAGAAGCTATCTCTGCTTTTAGAGCCATTTACAATAATAACTTGGGTTTTTTTCAATTTATTATACTGTAGAAAATCTGTTAGTTTATTACCTCTACTTGTGTCCATGAATAAAAAGTTCTTAGTAGCAGTATTATCCGCTAAAGATATTATCATATATTTGTTACCGTTTTGAGAGGTTCTTGTAAAGAAATCTTTTACCTCTCCCGCAACTTGGAATTGTTCTCTTTCAGGTAATTCTGAAATAACCTTTAGGTCTTGAAGGTTGGGGTATCTTTCTTTGAAGCATTCTCTTAAGTCATGAGAGTAACTATAACCAAGTAGTGAGCTTTCGTATCTCCACTTGGCAAACATCTCATGTTTTCTATTTTGAGAATATATTTTTTTATACTGATCGAACTTAGTTTTAAATGTTTTAAATCTCTTTTCAGACATGATAGGCTTGTTGTCATCTCCTAAGATTTCCTTGCCTATAACTTCTGATATTGCATCCAGTATATCATATCCAAACCTCTCCCCTATCTTACAAAAGTTTCTTTTTTCTCTGTCTGTAAGAAGGTTGAATGCTTGTGCTTCTAGGACCATGCGGGTTCTATTGGTCCCCGCATGATCCATTGTTCCAGCTTGGATTAAAGCCGCAAGCACAGAGATGTTGATACCGCACTGTCTGGCAGCTAGAAATACCTCGTATTTGTTTGAAAATTCTATCCCTCTGAACTCTACAAGGCTCTCCATTGCCTTGAGAGAGATCCCTTTGATACTATTTAATCCGTATCTAATATTTTCTCCCTCTATCTTGAAATCGAAATCTGATTTAAATAAGCAAGGAGGAAGCATCTTCATCCCGAAATCCTCTAACTCTTCATTAACGCCAGATATAGTAGTTAATGGTTCTGGATCAAACTCAGCGCACTCAAGAACAGACAGAAAGAATTCTTTAGGATAATTATGTTTTAGGAAAACTGTTTTAGCGGCTAAATCTGCATAAGCAAAACTGTGAGATTTGTTAAAAGAATAGTGGGAGGCGGCTATCAATGAATTCCAATAAAAGTCAGCTATCTGATCAGTCAGGTCTCTAGAACGAGCGGCTTCATAAATCCTATCTTTCCACTTGGGCATTTCATCAACTTTTTTCTTGCCAACAATTCTCCTTAACACCTCCGCTTCTTCAAGGGTGAGGCCGAAAACTTTGTGAGCTATCTGCATCAATTGCTCTTGATACAAGATAACATTTTTTGACCAAGAAAGTATCTTGTCTAACTCAGGATGTATTTCCTGCACTAATGAGTTGTTTTTATTATCTCTATATGTGTCAACAAACTCAAGTGCTGCTGGTCGAGCTAGGGCTACAACGTCAGAAAGTTCATTTAAGTCATCTGGCTTGATCTGCCTACATACCTTAAAGTTTGTTTCAGCGGATATCTGAAAAAGACCTACAGGATGTCTAAAGTCCTGCAATATATCATAAATAATTTGAGAATTAGGATCTACATCTTCAATTTTTATACCAACTTTTTCGCAGGTTTTATGAGCAATCGTTAGTGTTCTTAAGCCAAGAATGTCAAACTTAACCATTAGGTCGGCAACATCTGACATATCATAACCCGTCACTAAATCTCCGTCTTTAGTTTTTTGCAATGGGACTACGTTCTCTATTTTCTCAGAACAGATTGCTATGCCAGATGGGTGGACCCCAGTATTCTTTGGCAAGTTCTCTATTTTTAATGCATTTTTAAAAGTCCTTTTGTGCTCTCTTGCCCATCTTTTAAATTTACCACTTTCTTCTCTAGCTTGCTCTAAGGGAAACACATTACCGTGCAGTTTAGGTATCATGTCTGATACTTGATTAGCTTGATCTTCTTTTACTTCATCAAAGTATTTCGTAGCTTCTCTTATACACAGTTTGGCGCTAAAGGTGTTAAAGGTTAGTATTTTAGCAGTCTTTCCTTCATGCTTGCGCTCAATATATTGAATGACTTTATACCTTTGCTCGTAAGAAATATCTGAATCTACATCAGGTAAAAGGCTTCCAACTAGAAACTCTTTACCTCTTTTATCAGTGACTTTCTTTGCTCTAGATTTAGACACGAATCTCTCAAAAAACAAATCGTGGGGGATTGGGTCAATGTTTGTTACTCCGAGCAGATATAGAACAAGAGAGCCAGCAGCAGAACCACGGCCAGCACCAGTTGGAATATTATTGTCATGACAAAAATTTAAAACGTCCCAGTTAAGCAAGATATAATCTGTAAAACCAAGCTCTTCAAAAGTTTCTAACTCTTGCTTTGCTCTATCAAAATAAACTTTTTTATTTTCATATTTTGTGATACCTTTATCACGCAAACCTTTTCTGGCTAGCTCATATAGAATCTCTTTTGTAGAACTATCAGGGCCAAGCCCTATTTCTTCTAGCTTAGTAGGGTCAACGATTGTTTTGGGAAGCTCAACTCCCGCAGGTTCGCAATCATCATATGGTGTAAAGTCTTCAAACATTATAAATCCATGTGTTTTTTAAGCTTAAGAAATACTTGGTAGCACATCTTAATATCGTAAAGAGCATTGTGTAGCTTGCTCTCATCAAATTCTATATCAAAAAACTTTAAAAGTTGGTTTTGAGAAACCTTCGCTTTGAGGGTTCTGTCGTTAATTATCTTATATTGCCAACTCAGCAGATTACCCTTGGGTCTTTCTAGCTCTTCTCTGTAAGCTTTACCCAAAGCTCTTGTGTCTAAAATACGAGGCAAGTAAGAATAATCTGGCTCTTGTCCCAACAACCTTTGCAACACAGCAAGCATATAAACATCGAATCCCAACAAGTTTTGCCCCACTACAATGTATTGAGGGTCGAATATATACTTTTCAAACTTGCTCCAAACTTCATCTAAAGGCTTGGCTTTTCTGTTATAAGTATCCCAATTAAACCCCGTGATCTTCTTGACCACTTCGGGGATATTTAATTCTTTGTGAATTATAAACTCGTCATGAGTTTCTAATGTTTTATTTCCCTGACAGACTATCCAAGATAGCTGCCATGTTTTAGAAGAGAATAAATTTAAACCTTCTGTTTCAGTATCGAATACTAGATATTTTTGATTACTTGGCAACATTTTCTAAATATGATTCGTAGCAAAATTCGTTAGAGGAAAAATCATTAAGGCGAGGGTTGCTAAAGGTAGGCACTCTGCCCTGTTTTCTGTTGCAGACAGCTTTATACATTTGGAATGCTTCAAAGTCATCCTTATTTCTATAATATATGCTTTTGCACTTTTCTGTTTTGACTTTTAATTTCTTGAGTGCTGCGCTTATCTGAAAATCAAATGGGTGGTTATTAGATTCTTCTATGTAAAAGTGATCATACTTGTCTAAAAATAGATCGCACATTCCAAAATGAAAGATGTTGTTGAATACATATGAATCGTAGAATGGAACCCCAATGCTTACATCATCAAGTTCTCCTTCTCCTAGATCTGATAAATTTAAGCACTCCCCTACACTGGTAAAACATTTGGTATAAAGTTTTCTAACAACATGCACTCCTTTGTTGTTTTTGGGGAAAAAAATTAATTTGCTTGTCTTTTCAGTAATACTTGACTGAACAACGGGAACCTTTACTCCATAAACCATAGGGATTTCAGCGTGGAGGAACGCTTTATTAACAACCCTAAACCCGTAGAAGTTATCTTCTACTAATATCATCTTCTTGACATCTCCGCTTTGAGCAATGTCAATAAGATCCTCTACTCTGAGTAAGGATCGACCTATGCTAAACGTGCTTTTAAATAAAGGAATCACTCCTGCACTTTACAGAAGCTCCATTGGCTTGTCAAATGAAAAAGCAGGGCATCCTTCATATTTGACTTTTTCTATTTTCAAATCCTTGCTTTGCTTATCTTTTAGGTCTTTTTTGAAATCGGCAGATGCGACTCTAGTGCCATCCTTGTCTACTAAAGCGTAGAACTCTCTAGGGAACTTGAAAGGGCAGTGCCACATTGGGGTCCCATCTTTTTTCAGTTGTCCTGCATATTCTGCTCTACCACAAACCACCCTACCAGCAAACCCATCATCTCTACCTAGATAACCTTTATCGTAAGCTAGATTTTTAGATGCTGAAACTTCATTAAAATTATTAATAATTTGTTGCACTTCTGTTAAGAAGTATTCGAAGCCCTCTAACTCATCTTCATCTAAAGGCTCCATTTCACAACATCCATCATTGTTGCAGTCGAACTTTACAAACAAGAACTCCATCTTTCTTCTTAGGAAGTCTGGGTATAAATGTTTTACCGCCAAACAATACATTAAATTCTGCATATTGTCGGTATACTCCTTACCAGAAAAGATTTGTTTTGATGTTTTAAAATCTCTAATAAGAGCAGTCTTTTTTCTCTTAAACAGAAAAAGCTTATCAATAAATCCTAATATGCGATAGTTTTTGCCTTGTTCATTTACAGAAATGTCAAAATCTTTCTCGCTTATAGACTTAGTTGGCTTCCCGTCTTTGTCTCCAAAAAAATCGTAATTAAGACCCTCTACCGTCATTTGGTTTATCAGGTCCATATTCTCAAAATCATCTATATTGTGCTTTTTAGCATATGCCTCTATCATCCTTTTGACTGGAGGTGAGGCAAAAGCGTTTTGAGTTTTAATTATACGGGTATAATGTTTTTTATGCTTAGGATTGCCCAAGTTTTCAAAAACAGCGTGACATATCGTTCCACGCAAACTTCCCTCGTTAGCTTTGTCTGGGAGCTTCAAGTGGTATTTGCACCAATACTGCCAAGAACACATTTGTAGCGTCTTTATGCGCGATGCAGAAAGAGGCTTGTTCTCAGAAGTCGTCATAATGAAATGAGTTTTTCTTTATAAGCTTCGAAAAAGAAGAAGAAAAACTTTTGTTTACACCTCGTTGATTCATATCTTTAGCAATCTTTATCACTTTAGACATGGATTCTTGATGTTGTATATTATAGCAATCTGAAGCGTATTTTTCTATTTGATCTTTAGACATTTCCCCGAAGTCATTCTCTTCGGGTGGAATAAAGTATATTTTGTCAAAATCAATCGACTCAACCAATTTAAAAATAGATTTAATTGCTCCTTCAAACCCTCTGTTCACAGAAGACGTATGATCATTATTGAATGACACAAAAACTTTTTTTATAGGTAATAAAGATAGCCTTGCTATAAATTTTGGAGAAATATTCAAACCAAAGGAAACAAGAACATTTTTTATGCCGTTGTTGTATAGAGAGAGACAGTCCCCTACGGACTCCACAATGTGAACCGCTTCCTTTTCTTCTATGGCTTTTCGCACCTTATCAATATTGTAATATGGGAAAAACCAACCTGATGATTTGCCCATGTGTAACCACTTTGGCCTGTCATCGCTAGTTACCTTTCTGCCAGAAAACCCATGTATTCTACCATCTTTCCTGAAAATTGGGAATATCACCCTTTGATACATTTTTCCAGACATGGCCAAGCCGCACTTAAAGTCCTCAAGGGTTTCCTTGCTAATACCTTTCTCTAGGTAAAAATCGTGATGTGGTAAAAGCTTTGTTAGGACTTCAGGAGAATATGTCTTCTCTTCTTTCAATAGGTGTTTTTGTTTTATTCTTACTCCTATATTTACACCGTTGTCCTTTAAATAATGCTTTACTGCATTGGGGTCTTTTGTGTTTAGGGTTTTTTGCAGGAGAGCTTCAAAGGGCATGAACTGAGAATCTTCTACATAGTCTTTCCAAACCCCAGTGTCCTTATAGATTTGAAGTGCTGTGGAATTGTCTCCAGCCCTATATACTGCGTTAGTTCTCCAGTATGAGCCATGATCCTTGAGGCGATACCCAAGGTTTTCCAAGACCTCTTTGTAATCCATTAATCTCTAAGGTTGATCGGTATTTCTTCTACCTCGTTTGTTCTAACTTCTATACCCTCTCCATTGAATGCATCCACCACATCTTGCAAGTCTCCACACTCAGTGATTCTAAAATTTTCGATATTTAAATTAATAAAATTTTGCTTCTTTGTTCCGTCTGGCATTTCTACTGGGTGTATCGCCCTTAATGCGCTCTTGCCTAAGTGCCTAGACTTGAGGTTTATTAGCTTATGAGTCCCGAAGTTAGAGCCTTCCTCATGGATTTCGTCTGCAACTTTTCTGCGAAGTAGAAACAAATGAGAGCAAAACTGAGTAATACCGTCAGACAAGGAAACCACGCTTTCGTCGTCTACAATTGAACCAGCATTCCTATTGTTGGTGATACCAAGCCTATTAGATTGCACAGAGGTGATCATTGATACGCAAGGCTTTCCGTCAAAAGCTAAATCGCGGTGGATTGTTTGTTTAAACTTGTGAACCATGTAGGAAACTTGTTGCCAACCGTCAACTTTTCCAATGCTGCCAAAATCACTTTTAATATAATCGAAGCTAAAAATTAGTGGGTTGCCTCTACCAATCTTTGAGAAGTAAAACCTCTTTAAGAGAGAACACATTTCATCAGGAGATAGGCCAGCCACATTCTCATAATAAAACTTCATATTTTTTATTTTTGACCAAGCAGATCTAACCTTTGCAACCACTTCGTCTACGGACCAGTCCTTGTATGCTGTTGTTCTCCACTTGCCTGTCTGCAAGAGCCAAACAGGTATGCCTGTCATAGCGGAACACTGCCTGAAAATAAGTTCTTCTTCGCTCATTTCACCGTTATCGAAGTGGAGCACAGGAACGTCATGCTCAGCAGATGCCTTTGTCGTGAAATCCATACAGAAGTTTGTTTTACCCACCCCTGAGCGAGCTACAATCACTGATATATTGCCAGCGAGTAGCAATGACCCATACATTTCATTCATTCTAGGGTGAGGGCCAAGCATTCCGAAGTCCTCTACTGGATTATTCCCTCTTTCCTCCACAACCTCCTCCATCATTTCAAAGAGGTTGACAGGCCCAGCTTCTGTCATCTCAAAGTCTTTTATGTTTTTATTATAGAGTTGATCTGATTGCTCTATCAGTTCTCCATATTTTAAGTTGGGATCGGCACTTTTTACAAATGAGGCTACCTTCTTGCAGCTATTGTATATCTCTCTGCGAGCAGTGTATTTTTTGAGTTCTCTTACAGAGGAAATTAAAATCTTTTCTGTAATCTTATAGAAAGCTAGCGAGAAAATATATTCTCCTATGTCGATACTGTCAGGAAAGCTTGCCTTAAGCTGTTGGATTCTTTGGACTAAAATAGTTTCATCAATATCCTCTGCATTATTAAGAGCATTTTTTAGTAATTTAAATATTGATACATTTACTTTAGAGTCCTCTGAATAAAAATCACTTTCATTTAGAAAACTGGATACTTCTTCCCATTTGTGCTGATGTTGCAACAATCCGCTGAGAACTTTCTTTTCTAAATCATAAGAAAATATCATAAACCTATTTCACCTTCTTTTTTCGCCATAGCTAACTCTATTAATTTACTAAGAGCCATCTCTACGCAAGGGTTTTCTGTTTTGGTAGTCATACTAGGACAACCATTTTTGTCAACATAAAGAAGTAAAAACCCTCTATTACCACCGTTTGCAGAGCCAGTGGAGTCATAAATTTTATCAAGAAGAGATTGAGGTAATCCTTGTTGTTCATCGTCTTGTAACTTCATTTCAATAGCTTAATCAAACTTTTTGGGTATTTTTTTGAATCCAAGACATCAGACTCTAGGACTCTAATTAATTTAATTTTATTAATTTCGCAGAAATATTCTTTCTTCTCATCTCTATGGAGTTGATGAAGGAATTTTTGGCGAGAATTAGAATGAAAAAACTGATTATATCTGTAGTGCTGATTACCGTCCACTTCTACCGCTATTTTTTGTGTAGAGTTATAAAAATCTAAACTCATTCTAGTCCCCGCGACAGGAAACTCTTCAAAAACAACATCAGCAAACCAATAATCTTTTAAGTGATTTTTTACGTCTTTTTGTATACCGCTTTTGCAGTCAGATTCCCAATCAATAAGATATTTGCTGACGTTTTTTATCTTCCTCTCTCGACCATTAGAGCATAAAAATATCATTGCTTAAGAATATTCTGTTTTACAAAGTCAACGAGAAGGGAAGTTATTTTTTCATCTGACTCTAGAAACTCATACACTGCTTTAATTCCTTGATACGAATCTTTTGTTTCGATTTTCTGTTCGTTTAAATAAGTTTTTACCTTTTCATCCAGTTTAATCCAAGCTCCAGATTTCTCTAGGTAGCCCCACATAAGTAGCATGTCAACAACTTCTCTCTCAAGCCAAATAGACCTGCCATTTTTCCTTCCGTGCTTTATTGGATAGGTTACAATTTGACCTGTAGCCTCATTCGTTGATTTCAAGATCAGAACCTTGGCGTTATGTCCATAAATCTTGTTATCTGGCGTAATTTGCTCTGTTGGCTTCTCTAAAATCTTGTCTCCTTTATTTTGTTTTTTAAATTGGAGAATCCAATCTGGGTAATGCAAAATTGCATTTCCACCACTACTGTCTGTTTGATTGTTTGGGTCTTGCTTAGCATACATGCTGGTAGTAATGCTTGATCTAACTTGAGAAATCATAATGCACATGTGTCCAAACTTGCTCATGCCCAAACTCACCCTCTTCAAAAAATCAGAGGTCATTAAAGCTCCCCCTGCTACCTTTCTAGCATCAGAAGAACCTTTTTCTAAATCTTCTTTTGTAATCAAACCGTCCATGCTGTCGATTACAATGCAGAATTTCTCTTTGTCGGGGTTGTTCTTCAGTAGCCCTCTGAGGAAATCAATCATAGTATCCATGATATGACACTCAAGAACTAGACATGTTCCCACATCCCAATCTTCCGCTGAATGGACAAACTTAATACCCGCTCTATCTTTAATCTCTTGGCTGAGTCTTCCTTCAGCCATTACAAAAAGCCCTTTAGAATTTTCTACGGTTTTAAGCATGTTGTGCATAACATGCAGAGCTTCATTTGTTTTACCCCCTTCGTTAGCTCCAATAAACCTATGCAAGCCAGAACCAAAACCACCGCCCAAAACGTGATCAAGAATCATAGATCCACTCGACACTAGATATGGTTCTGCCCCCTCTTCTAAATTGTAGTGGTATTCTTTGTTTGATTTGAGGAATGCCTCTGTATAGTCCTTTGATCCGCTTTTCTTCTTCATTTTAGTCATTTAAAAAATCTCTTAGTGTTCTAGTCTTTTTCTTCACAGTATCTTCTCCAACTTTTATGCCCGTGTCAACAAATTTATCTTTCTCTGGTGGCTTGTAATTAAATTCCTTGTATTTTTTGCTTAAATATTCTTTTCCGTCTTTGGTTAAAAAATATTTAATAGTGCCTTTTAATTCAAAAGGTGGTTTAATCTTGCTTAAAAAGTCGAGATCGTTGTCAAACTGTGCGAAAATTTTTGTCACAGTAGACATTTCAAAAACATAATTTATCGGCCTTGAGCCGCCGAGCATACGTTTTAAAAACTCTTTTCTTTCTTTGAAGAAAGGCTTAGCTTGCTTCTTAGCTTTTGGCAAAAACTCATGGCCACAATCACAGACTTTTACCCGCGCTCCGAGTAGAGTATTACAGGATGGGCATGACTTTTTACCTCTTGGCATACAGTCAAGATAACTGCATATATGATAAAGTCAATGCTTTAGACTTTTTTTTCCCAATATGAGACCATATCATGAACTAACCCTTTAAAATCAAATTTTGGTTTCCAATTAAGAGCTTTTCTTGCCCTAGTAGAGTCTCCTTTTAATACAGCGAGTTCCTCTGGTCTCATGAATTTTGGATCTTGGGATACATAATCTTTATAATCTAAATCAAAATATCCAAAAGCTTCTTTACAGAAATCTCTAACAGAGTGACTTTCTTTAGATGAAATAACAAATTCATCTGGCTCATGATGTTGCAGCATCAAATACATTGCTTCAACATAATCTTTAGAATGACCCCAATCTCTATAAGCGTCTAGGTTTCCTAAAACCAACTTATCTTTTTTACCTGCTGCGATCTCTGCGACACCTTTAGCAATTTTTGCCGTCACGAAGTTCTCTCCCCGTCTAGGAGATTCATGATTAAAAAGAATCCCATTAGATGCAAAAAGGTTGTATGAGTTCCTGTAATTTCTCACGATACAGTAAGCTGCCAGTTTGGAGCATCCATATGGGCTAACAGGCTTCATGTTTGTGGTTTCCCTCTGGAAGCCGTCTTCGTCTATCTCATTGCCAAACATTTCTGATGAGCTAGCTTGATAAAATTTAGAATCAGGGCAAGAAAACCTATACGCCTCCAAGAGATTTAAAGTTCCTATCATGTTTGTTTGCAAGGTAAATTGAGGAACATCGAAGCTAACTCTTACATGACTTTGGGCGGCTAAATTATAAATTTCATCTGGCTTTATTGAGGCCATAAGTCTGTTTAGAGATGATGGGTCCAATAAATCTGCATAGTGCGTGTTGACCAATCCCTTGCCTACCAAGTGGTCTATTCTGCTTTCCTGAGTGCTTGCTAAGGAATGTCTACGAATAAGACCGTGAACTTCATAATCTTTCTCAAGTAAAAGTTCGGCTAAGTAACTGCCGTCTTGACCCGATATGCCAGTAATAAGAGCTTTTTTCTTTTTCATTATCAGTCTATTATAAGAAAACATCTAACTTTGTCAAGTCTGGCCAATCATCTACAACCCATTTTCTTGGTTTATCTTTAATTGCTTGAGGTAGTTTTTCTAAGCCAAGCTGCGCCGTTTCAGGAGTCATATAATAATGATAGCCGAAACTAGATATGTTTTGATTTCTCCAAGGAATATTGGGTTCTCTCCCATCGTAAGACATTTTTTTAAGTTCCTTAGCGGCAGTAGCGTCATCAGTTAATATCATACCCCCTCTACCAAGGCTCAAATGCTTTTGGAACTGAAAGCTCAAACACATAAAAGTTTTGGGTATGTAAGTATTCTTACCCCATAGCACGGCGGCATCTATTATGTTTGTTCCGTAAAGATAATAATAATCTTGCCAAGATTCCTCTTTCCAAGAAAGGGGGATCTTTAGTTTGTTGGCTAAAAAGGGTATAGAAATATAGGTTCTTTTGGGAATGCATAAATTTTTCACGTTTTTATATATCATACATAACTCAATACCATGAGTGCATGAATCAACGGCAACTGCGTGAGTAGACCCAAAAAAGTCTGCTACTTGCTTTTCAAAATTTTCTACAGCTTCAAAACTCATTTTAATCGTATTTTAAATATATTTTTTCTCCTCTTTTGTTGTAATAGTATGCTAGTTCTTTGCCTTCGAAATCGAATGCTCTTGCATATCTTGTAAGATCCTTGGCTTTTTGTATGTCTTTTTCGCGGTAAAGTTTTCGATTTTTGGTCTCTTGGGGTTTCAAAGAGAATTTTCCTTTTAATAGATTATTATACCAATCTTGGAACATTTCTAAAATCATTTTTTCGCATTTATTAAAAACAACTTGAGCGGTATCTCCCTCACTAATCGAGAATTCTCTAACCTCTATAATTGGGCCTGTGTCTATACCTTCATCAATTTTGTGTAGAGATACACCCCCACTTTTCTCTCTGTTAATAATAAACCAGCTAGCCAAACCAACTCCCCTGTATTTAGGAAGGGGAGCGGGGTGGAAGTTAAAACACTGTTTTTTCTCGACCGTCTCTTTGGAAAGAATTTTATCGTATTTTACGGAAATGATTATATCGCTAGCCTCTATATCGTCTGTTAGCGAAAAGCCCTGAGGGGTGTTTTCTTTAGCCCACTTTTTACACAGTTCACCTACAGGTCTAGCAGTGGCTATGCACACTTTTTTATCAACCGCCATGAGAGAGTAGTGTGTGATTATTCAAAAGCCTCATATTATTACTAAATAGTATAGCAGACAGAGAAACGGCGCTATTTCTACCTATTAAATGTTTACATTTAGAGAGAGTTAAAACTTCTATAAATAATTCAATCCAAGCTTCTTCCGAATCTGCGAATTGTTTAGTTTTAGATATAAAACTATAGTCGTCTTCTGTGTCATTTTTAAATTTAAAGTTGGGGTAGTGAATAATTTTGTTGCCGTAAATATCTTTTAATTTTTTAATAGACTCATAATTATCACTGCTAACAAAAATTTTATCATATTTCTTTTCTATTCTATTAATTTTATCCAGATAATGAGAAAAATCGTAAACACCATGTTCTGAGTGCCAGTAATTCATGTCTGTAAGGCGAATATGAACACCTAGAGTTTTATCTGTTAGTTTTTTGAGAAAAAAATTATTTACTTTTTTAATTATATGTTTTTTAAATGCTACCTTAGAGAGAATTTTTTTTAAGTTTTTATAAGTTAGAGAATTTTTTGATAAAATTTCTCCGTTATACATTATGCCACCATTTTCTAGTAACGGGGATCTCCTGTGACCTTCTAAAATAATATCGGGATCTTCCTTTGATTTTGTTTGATCGACAACACAATTAAATGCGCTACCGCCTTGGTATATAGAGTCGAAAACAATGTCGAACTTCCGTTTCCTTCTCATTATCTCATCTTCATTAAAAAGATCAACAACTCTAAAAACACTTAATAAGAAGTGTCCTAAAGTTCCATTATCGCAATCATTTCTAACAAGAATTTTCATTTAGTAGACTCTACGTTCAAACTTATCAAGGTTCCTTTGTCTTTATCCATATGAGGTAGATAGGCTTGAGAACAATCGTCAATGTGAGAATGATCAGTATCTCTCCAGTTATATTTTTTTATTGAATTGAACCCGACAGACTTAAGTAATGTAGACAAAGAATCAAAATCATACACAGTCTTATGATAGATGGTTTCATTTGACATGGGCATCTTGCCATAAAGAGGGCCAAGAAATCTACTTAAAGGATATTCTTCGTTTATATATAATTTACTTATTTGATGAAAATCAGGAACCGCTATCCTTAAAATGCCACCGAACTTAAGAACCCTAAACCATTCCTTTAAAACTGAAACGGCTTTTTCTCTGTCGAAATATTCAAACACATGAGAGGCATAAATAATATCTACAGATCTATCTTTAAATTTTAGTTTAGTAATATCTTCACCGTCAAGATGTTCATAATCGGCTCCATCAATGTGAGTCCATTCATTACCAAAATTTTTAGAACCGCAACCTAAGTGTAATTTAATCATTTCTGTTTCTGTGAGAACCGTGTATGTGGTAGAATTCATCGTAATATGAAAAGGGCTTATTCTTTATTTCCTCATATCGTTCATTCATGCTGATTATTCTTTTTGTTGCGGATTCTTTATCCAGTTTAACATCAGGGGGCAAAAGATTTTTTAATTTTGAATACAAATTCTCTACGATTTGTTTTAGTGAGTATTCGGGTGTTTCATTTAATTCTTCAAATTGAATTCGCAGTAAATTTTCTTTCTGGTAATATTTAGGATCAATAATTCTAGGCGGTTTTAATGATCGCCTCTCAGAGCAGACAAAATACCACTTCATCCCTCTACACTCTTGGTGTTGTGCTCCAGATAAACGCTCTTCCCAATAATCTAAATCAGTATTATGAGTAACAATAATTTGTTTAGTTTCATCATTGCTTTTAGGGCAAGGTTCTGTAGGGCATATAAAGCCATGTAGCAAGTTGTGTAAAACAGTGCTCGCCGTGCGTGGCGGCGAAGCTTGTATTATTTTATAAGAGTGATCTAAGATTGGCAACGGTGTCGGACCATTCTCAACAGCAGGGAAACCAAACTTAAATGTGTGTCTATTCATTATTTAAAAAGGTTTTATCTTTTGCTTGCCCCATGTATGGCCCTGTTTTTATTTCGTATACTAAAGCGCCATCTTCTAAGGCTTGGTAATTATGCCCCCCTCTGAATGTGATTGTTGCGTCCCCTGCTTCTAGTATGTTTTCTTCTAAAAGATTATCTTCCTCATCGTAATGGAAGGTTTTAACTTTTCCTCCAATGACAATCCAGCATTCTTGAGTTATATCTGTTTCTCTGACAAGCCTTAAATGTTTGTGTCCCCTGAATTTATGATTGTCGGGGATTTTTATAGCCGCAAGCTGCAAAAATTCTTTCTCAGTTGAGATGTCTTCCCTAAAATCTAACGCCTCTAAATCAGATTTTCTATAAATTATATGAAGAGTTTGTCCTTCTTTGTTTTTTATTTCTTTCATAAGCTAATCCATTCTTTCGGGAATATATTCATATCAATACCTTTAATCCAATTATCGGGATAAATAACTTTTTTATCTATATTTTTATTTAAAAACGCGCCCCACCAAGAAAAGGTAGAGTTCGCTATTATATTGTCTGAGCACAAAGACATGCAACAAAGATCTATAAAAGCATTATACTGGGGAGGAAAACAGAAGAATCTATCTCCATCGAAATTTTCTTTAACCCAATCATAATCGTCAGAAAAAACTAAAAAACACTTTTCTGGGAAATGTTTTATAGCTTGCTCATAGTATTCCATGCTTTGCACGGGGTGACGGTCTATTTTTAAATAGTCTCCTCTCCTGACATGAATTGAAACAGTTTGCCTGACATTTATTTTTAATTTATTTAAAATATCTTTTGCCTCCTTTATGGTTTTTTTGTTGAATTCGATTCCTAGATTATCAGATAAGTCAAAATAGTCTTTGTTTTGGAAATAACCATCAAAATTAGTGTTGTCATTTATAGAGAATACTTCATGATCAAACATATTATCTTGATGTTCCCTATAAACATACTGGATATATTTAGACAGGAATGTCGCGTCTTTTTTGGGTATCTTAATATCAAAACCCTCTTCTAGTTGCTGAATTCTTTGCCCAGAATGGTGCATAAATTCTTGAGAGGTTGGATAATACGCTTTATATTTAGTTTTTTGAGCTACTCTTAATAGAAAATAATAATTAAAAAGAGCATTGCCTATAGCTCTATTACATATATCTAAACATGTAATCATTTGTAAGTATCAAATTGTTTTTCTATGGTATCTTGTCGAGGGCTAACGAATCCATCTATATCTGAATATCCGTTATATTGACAGGCGCAAAGCTTGTTGGGCATATATGAATTTCCCTCTTTTTGATATTTTCTAAGATGTATATCATGACAAACATTTGCTGATGTCCAGTCAATCCAAGATGATCTATCATTCCTCTCAGGAAAATCTTTTACATAGCGTAAAGCGAAATCTCTATTGTAAGTTATAGCGTGGGCAGTCCCAGCACACATTACCTTTAGTAAAAAACTTTCTTTAGTTTTTTCTAGTGGATTTTCAACCCCTTCCTCTCTGGGAGCACACCCCCAATATAAAAGATCCCAATCATTATTTTTTAGGCTATTTAGACATTTAGATATTAAAGAAGCTGTATAATCATAAAAAAATATATCATCCTCAAAAATAGTAAATTGATCTTCTCCGCTTGATAATCCAAGTGTTATAGCGTTCCGATGAGCCGCAGAGCAACCCGCTCGCGTGATTGAGCTATCCCCCGAGCCAAAATCCACACCATCAACCCTTGTCAAAAGAGACTCATCATCTATTGAAGAAAATTGAGATTTAAATAACTTCCACCTATCTTTTCTTTTTTCTAAGTTAATAACATAATATTTCATTTACTTGACCACACTCTGGAATTACTATTTCTTCTAAAACTTCACCAGTTTGTTTATTCATTTTAACAACACCTCCATCACACCCTTTGTGACGCTCAGCCGTAGAAGCTTTTGCAGATGCGCCAACATACAAAAAATTTTCATCAGTAGCCAACCCTCTTAATAAATAAACCGCCTCAGTCTCAATATGATTTAATGTTTCTAGTTGGGGTGAGGTATCTGGATTTTTTACATGATGTTCCTTGTTGACAGAAAAAACACGACCGTTCAGTGAGTCACAAATCCAAAACCTATCCCGAAAATATAAAATGCTATGAGAGTGATCTCCAAGAAACCTAGATAAGCATAGCATTTCTTGTGTGTGTGGGTTGAATTCATATAAACAAGATTGTGCATCGAAGCTATCTCTATGACAAATTATCAATAACCTGTCATTATGTCTTTTAATTGTGTTCATGTGCGATCTTTGGCAACTAGGTATGCCTTCATGAACTTGCAAGACCTCTCCTTGAAAATTTGTTTGATATATCCTGTTTGTTTTTGTGGATAGGATATAAATAGAATCTTCAAAGATCTCTATTCCATGAACATCTTCACAACCTTTTATATCAAATTTATTTTTTAAGTTTAAAGATTCATCAAATGAGCATATTCTTGTATCGTGACTCAAACCTGAGTGACTGCCAATTCTAAAGGCTGCGAAAAGTGTTTTGTTAGCCTTTTTTGTTTTTGCTAATCCAAAACAAACACCCTCATTTTCGTGTGTATATTCCTTTGAGGTTAAATTATAAATACCTCTTGATGTAGAGCATAAAATCATTTATTTTTAATCCAATCTTCTAAATTATTTTTTGCTTCCCAGTTTAGATGTTTTTTAGCTAGCTCCGCGTTACATTCAACACTTTGTGCCTCCCCTTTTTTGTCTTCAAGGTAAGTTATGCCAAATGATGGTTTGTAAAGTTTTGCTGCCTCGTTTAGAGAGAACTTTCTACCTCTTCCTAGCTCAAAAATTATTCCGTAGCTTTGTGTTTCCCATATCTTAACTAGGCCATCTACTATATCATCAACATGGGTGAAATCTCTCTCCTTGCTTCCATCGCCGTAAATAGTTAAAGGTTTTTTCTCTCTATGAGCCTTATCCCATCTTGCTATTACAGTGGCATATTCTCCATCCTCTATGTGGTTCGGGCCATAAACATTGTAGAATCTAGCTATACTTTGTTTTAAACCGTAAATCTTATCAAATAGCTGGCAGAGTTCCTCTGAAGAGTCTTTGGTGAAGGTGTAAGGATTTTTAAACTTGCCACTATGATGAGAAGATGAGCCAGAAAAAATCACAGGGATTCCAAAGGCAGAGCAAAGCTGACAAACATTAAATGTTCCAATTACATTTGAATCAAAATATTTTTTAGGGTGACTAAATGATGGTTGAATGCGAGCAAGAGCAGCTAGGTGAAAAACAACACTAGCTCCTTGAATAAGATTTTCCATCGCATCATAATCAGAAATGTCTTGTGAAATATATTCTACAGATTCTATATGGTTTGATGTAAGTCCTGTCGAATAATTGTCAATAGAGGTAACATCGTGTCCTAAAGAAACCAATTTCTTGCATAAATTATAGCCAATAAACCCCGCTCCTCCTGTTACAATAGCTTTCATTTATATTTATTATAGAGATTTAAAATATTCTGAGCAACAGTAAATTTAGAAAACTTATACTGCGCCCACTGTGTCCATTCGCTTAATATAACTGAATGATAGTGGGTAAAGTGATTTAATAATCTGTTATATGTATCATTAATGGATTTTTCATTAGGCTCCGCTACACAAAAGTCAGGGCAAAGATTTGAGTTTGGGTTGTCGCTGCAAACAAGAGGTATAGCCCCACAAGCCATTGCCTCTAAAGCCGTTAGACCTAATCCTTCAAACTTAGAAGGCAAAGCGACTATTTTGCTTGAATTATAAAATTGATTAAGGACTACATCGCTCACATCTCCCACATAAGAGGAATTTGGGAAATGTCCTTGCGGTCCAATAACATATTTTTCTATATTATCTAATAGATTAAATCTTTTATTTGGATCTCCGTAACGCCCAACATACAGACAGTTTATTTCTCTTTTTACGTTTGGGTCAAAAGATACGTCTTTGATGGGATTCCATATAATGTGAGAATCTACTCCAATTTTTTTTAATTGTTCTTTTACAGGAGGGCTTATACAGGTAACAATATCCGCTTCTGAGAGTTGCTCTTTTAGAGTTTGTATAGGAAAGTCTGGTATATGAGGAGGTATATCTAAAACATTAAAAATCTTAAAGCCGTTTTGAGATAAAGCAGAATCTCTGTGTTGGCTGTCTATATCGGAATAATCAAAGTTATTACTATAAATAAAATCATAGTCATCTCCGACCACAATGTCGTTTCCTAGACCTAAAAAGCCCTCTCCTATTCTGAGTATTTGGCATTTATATCCCTTGTTTCCATATAGTTTTATCTTAGTCATCGTAAATACTGCTCACTTTAGGAATTGGCTCGCCTGTCTTTTTATAATATTCTTCATCAAACTCTAGGCAATGGTTTTCGTGGTTCCACTTGTAAGAGCAAGCCCCAAAATGTCTGTGTTGATACTCAACCTTTCTTTTGCCTATCCTGTCATTCAGCCAACTATAGTGTTTTATTAAGGCAACTCCCTCGGGGATGGTTGTTAATTCTTCTACTTGGCTGTGTCTGAAGAATTCCCCATCCTTGCCATAGGCAATATCATTATCCCAAATAAACTGCGCTAGTCTATAATCGTTAATCTTTGTTTTAAATATTCTCGGTGGACAGAAAGGTTCTTGTAAGTAATGATCTGTATCAAAAACAAAGTTTCTCAGACTTATTTTAAATAAATTTTTATCAGAATTTTCTACATATCTTTCTATCTCTTCAATATCTCTTTCGGTATAAAACTCGTCAGAGTCAACTAGCCAAATGTAGTCTAAATCATATTTTGTTAAATAAAACAATGCGTAATTCCTAGCTTCTGCTTCAGAAACATATTGAGGCGTGTCTACTAAGTATTTTAGCCTCTTTTGTTCGACTAATTCTCTAAGTAGATCTGTCGTGTGGTCATGTAACAAATCTATACCTTTGTATTCTTTGAATGGGACAGAAACAGCAGATACTATATGGTTATCCCTTTTAAGAAAAGGCTCAATAGACTCTAATACATATTCTTCAGTATTGTAGCCGCAAAATATAATTCCAAATTTTTTCATAAGCTAGGCCAAAGTGGTATTGGTAAATTATGTGGTTGTTTTCTGGGGTCTCCAGATTTTACTTCTTCTGGTTCAAAGTCTGGTGAGTCTATACCAGTTTTTCTCTTGTGCCAGATTTTTCCCCAAAAGTTTTTGTTTATCTTGTTTTTGTCTTCTAGGTTAAGATATCCCAAGTGGATTATTTTGGGATCATGTTCAGCAAAAGACACTCGACCTATACATGGAATTAGATGACCATTGTCATCAATCAATTCACAGGTGTCGCTTTTTTCAGGATCAAAAGTGCCATCCTTATTTAAGGAGAAATTTACAGCGCCCCTATTTGTCCCATCCCTCGTATGAATATACCATTTATAACCTATATTAACAAAGCTGTGAACATCTTCATAGAGATCTATTGTAGGCAACATTATGCTACAAGGAAAGTCATGTTTATTGATTTCAAGAAACAAGTCTTTAAATGTATATTTAGACCCAGATATTCTTTCATCTAGATCTAATTGTATGACAGAATTGTGGCTACACGCCTTAAGACCCGCATCTTTTAGCTTTCCGTCCCAGTATAAATCTTTATTTGGGTCCAAATCAGTAGATACAATTTTTATGCGGTCAGAAAAAGTTGTTTTGTTTATTTCTGTCTTAATTTCTTCAACCTGATCTTCCAAGGTGCTAATAACCACCTCATCAACGTAATAAAACCAATTTTCAAATACTTGCTTAAAACAAAAGTCGAAGTTGTTTAAATTGAATGCAGTTGTATATAATGAGATCATTTGAATATGGGTTTAAAAATTGAAAAATCATGCTTATCAATTAAGCCCTCTCTCTGATCTAGAATCTCATACCTATACCAGTCGTTTAAAAACTTGTCGAAATCAATGCACTCGCGCATATCGTCGGTTAAATGATTCTTTAAGCAATCCTCGACAGATTTTATATCGAGAGGATCAAATCCTTGATCATAGATTTCTTTCAAAAGTTTCGCTCTGTTTTGGTATCTTTTTTTAATTAGATTCTGATCATTTTCAAAACCTAAAATAAGGTGATTACTGTTCGGGAAAAAGTAATACTTAAAATTGTGCTTAATAAAATGATATGGATCTTGCCTTCTTTCGGATCTTACATTTTTTTGATACTCTTTTTTCCAAAAAGGCTGGTTCGAAATTTCCATTGTTTTTGAAACACCCGTGATTCCTTCGTGCGGGTTATTAACAAAACGGGTTTCTTCATTTAATTTAAATAAGAATCTTTTATTATAAAGGTAAGTGCCATCAATATTTAAATCATCTAAATCTGCACATAATGTCTTTAAGTTTTTTGTAAAATCTGGTGAAAGTCGCTCTAGACTGTCTATCGTCAAAAACCAATCACCTATTTTAATTGGACCCTGAAACAAGCAATGGTTTCTGCTAAAATCTAGTCTGTTACACCATTTGGTATAGATGATCTCCCCTTCTCCTTTGACGCTTTCTAGATAATCTGCGCCGTTATCCTTGGGATAATGAAAAGTCCAGACCAAGCCATCAAAATCATCTTTGATTGGTTCTATAAGTTCGCGAAGATCTTTTTCATGACCTTCGTTAGTTACTCCTATAAGCCATAATCTCATCCTATGTGTTCTGAATATATTTTATTAGTATTAAAAAAGGAAAATGGCGTTCTTGAATTTGTTGCACCTTTTAATAAATCACCAGACATTAGCTCGCAGTGATAAGAACCAAGTTTGTCTAAATAGTTTTGAGCAGATTTCCAAGCAATAAAAATCTCTGTAGTTCTGTTTATATTTGGCTGGAAAGTGAATGTAGGACCATATTTAGTATAGTTAATTGCTTGAGTATATATATTATCATTCTCAACTAAGTGTTTTCCCTCAGGCTCTCCGAAGTCTTTAGCTCCGTTAAACCTTACGCAAAGTTGATCTGGATTATCATCAAGAAATTTTAAGGAATCTTTAAAAGCCTCCTCTAAGCAAACTTTGGAATTAAATATCCAGTCGTCTTCCAACCATAGAGAATATTTTTGTTTTCTAATTTCTAGGTCCGAGTATGCTGTATAAATATCTTTAAAATATCCTGCGGAGTGAGATAAGTGGTTCTCAGAGTGGTGAACTATATCTTCTTTTGATTCTAGAACCCTAATATCGAGATATGAGCAAAATGATTTTATTTCATATGCTATCTCTTCTTCTCCATCTCTTGATTTCAGGTGAAGAAGTTTGTTAGCGAAAATTGACAGGTCTATCTTACTATGAAGTTTATTAAGACAATCCTGATAAGTGTGTCTGCCACCATGACCCATAGTGGTGCTAAAAACAATAAGATTTAAAGGAAGTGTAGACATAAAACCTCTGGGCCTAAGTATCAGACCCAGAGGTTACTATGACCTCAAGGAAATAAATCCTCGACCTGTCTTATTGTAGAATTAATTGTTGTTTTTGTCAACTAATCCTCAATAATCTCTTCACTGATTCGCCCTAGTATATAGGCAAGTGTTTCATCAGTCTCGAAATCTGAGTCAGGAATATCTATTTCCTCATCGTTTATTGTATGCAGGTCAGTCATAGTATGACTTACTACACGCAAAATTTAGAAAATGGAATTAACCCTCGCAAGAAGAACAATTTAGTATAGATCTGGCTAGTTCTTGGCTAGGATTTGCACTTCTTTGATAATAAAAGCTCTTAACTCCTTGTTCCCATCCAAAAATAAGAAGTTCGCTTACCTGCTTGGGTGGGCATTTCGGGGAAATCATCACATTTAAGCTCTGGCCTTGATCAATATATTTTTGTCTTTGTGCGGCCTGTATTACTATTTCCTTCTGAGAAATCTCTCCAAAAGTTTTAAATACGTCTTTTTCGTGATCTGAAAGAAAATCTAAGTGCTGGACTGATCCTCCTTTTACTAAAATAGACTTCCAAGTAGTCGCATTATTTTTACCCTTCTCTTCAAGAAGTTGTTCTAGGTGGGGGTTTTTATATGTAAATTTACCCTTGGCTAAATCTTTAGTAAAATAATTACTATTTAATGGTTCAATGGATGGAGAAACTTGACCGAGAATGAACGAGCTAGATGTAGTAGGGGCAATCGCCATAGTGGTCATATTGCGTCTACCGTAACCGCGAAGATGTTCTGGTTCTCCAAACTCCTCTGCTAGTTTTGAAGTAGCTCTGTCGCAACGCTCTCTTATAATGTTGTGAATTTCTGCATTTAGAAATTGAGCTTCTAAACCCTCAAATGCAATGTTCTTAGATTGCAGTAATGAATGCCAACCCAAAACACCGAGACCCAATGCTCTTTGTCTTTTGGCAAAGTTATGACAAGATTTCATGAAGGGAATATTTTCTGTTTTATAGATATATTCCTCCATAACTGCATCAAGAAACCAAACAAGTGTTTCTACAGCGTCTGTCTCTTTAATTTCATCCCATCTAAGTAAGTTCAGAGAAGATAAACAACACACAAAAGATTCATCTTCTGATGAGTGGAGCGCAATTTCACTGCAAAGATTAGAAGCGTGAATCTTCAGCTTTTTATCTTTATATGCTTGAGGTGCATTGTTGTTAGCGTTGTCGGTGAAGAAAATGTAGGGATAACCTGTTTCAAATCTTTTCTTTATAATGTTCGCCCAAACCTTCCTTTTGTCTTTATCTCCCTCAACCATTGATTCCATCCACTTGTCATCAATGCAGACGGCAAAAGACATTTCTTGAATAGGATTACCTTCGCTTCTTATTCTCAAGAACTCCTCTATGTCAGGATGATCAACTGGAAGGTAAGCTGCGAAAGATCCTCTTCTTACATGACCTTGAGAAACAATCGCGGCAACTTTATCATACAACTCCATGAAATATACTGCTCCAGCAGAAACTCCACCAACACTAATGGGGACACCTCTTCCCCTCAAATCGCCAAAGTAACCAGACGTTCCTGAGCCGTGTTTGGTTTGCATCCCGACTTCCGCTTGTTTGCGGAGAATGGAATCCATCTTGTCGTCAATATATACGCCGTTGCAAGATATGGGTAGTCCTCTATCCTTGCCAAAGTTAGACCACACTGGACTTGAGAGAGAGTAGAATCCTCTCTTCATGTAATCTTCAAACTTATCTGCAAATCCGCTTTGCCTGAGATATTTTTCAGCCGCCTCCGCAATAGCCCTTATTCTTTTTTTAGGACTCTCTCCTTTTTGCAAGTAGCCCCTTTCAAGGAACTGTTTTGAATCTTCGTTTAACCAGTAATAATCTTTCATTAGAATAAATCCTCTGCGTCAAATGTTTGCGAATTTTTCGCGTATTCAACAGGTCGAGTGTGGAAGAAATCTGTGGCGTTATTGCCGAGCAGTTCTTCCTCAAACCAAATTGTATTCACTAAAAGAGTCTTGTCAACATCAAAAGCTTTAGGGAAACCAATTTGTTCTAATGATTCATTGATTCTGTTTTTTATAAATTCTTTTAAAATAGGTGCTGTTAATCCTTTTTCTTGATATCCGTTTATCATCCAATCAACAATCTGCGATTCTGCTTTAAAGGCGGCTTCAGATTCTTGAATTATTCTGTTCTCTAGCTCCTCATCAAATAGTTCTGGGTGCTCTTCTCTAATCGTATTGATTATTTTTATTCCAGCCAAAGCATGAATATTTTCCTCATTTCTAGTATACTTGACCTGCTGGCCAGTATCCTTGAGGACATTTTTATATCTATTGAACCAGTTGATAATGTAGAACTGAGAAAACAGCGACACATTCTCTACAAATAGGGTAAAAAGAATAATAGAATAAACATATTGCTTCTTGGAGTCCTTGTAGAACCTATGATTATATTTTCTCAGGTAATTAACGCGGCCCTCGATAAAATCTAATTTTAAATTTTCCTCAAAAATATCTTCTAAACCTAAAACTTTCAGTAGCCTTTCATAAGCATTGTTGTGAATAACCTCTACATTAGCCATAACGTAACCGAGGTCCGTTAAGCTGGGATGGGGTAAGTTATCTCCCAACTTGCTCCAGAACTTTTTAACAGCCACCTCAATTTGGCCAATAGCGGAAAGCGTTCTGATTATAATCTCTTTTTCTGTATCGTTTAAATTTACGTTAAAGTCTTGGACATCGCTGGTGAAACTAAACTCTTTGTCAGTCCAAAACCCATTATGCATAGCCTCAATGAATTCCTGCGCCCAAGGGTAATGGTCTGGTTTTCTGGAAATCTGCTCGTTAAAAATCATCTTGTAAAGTTACACATTTTAGGAGGGGGCAAGAACTGGGTCAACCCCTTTTTGTGAAAAAAATGCCGAAGGCATTAAATTAATATGAACGTAGTGAATATTAATTTAATTCGTATCCTTTACGCTCGTATCCAATACGCTCAATAATTAGATTTTAGATCGTTTTTTTGGGCTGTCAAGGAAAAAATAAAATTGATATTTTGGCCTGAACAACGTATAGTATAGCACAATTGATCGAAGATTTAACAGATTGCGCTCTCACTGATTTAATCAAAGAAGACAATAATGAAGATGCCTTAAACGAGTTGATTTCAAGGCATTCTGGGATATATGTCGATATGCTCAAAAAATTTGGATTCAAATGCTTGACAAGCAATCAAGTTCAGGACATTATGAGCGAAAAGGACTATGTTATATACAAAGCGGCCCTTGAATATGATGAAACCAAAGCGAAGTTCTCTACTCATTTAGCTAATAAAGCTAAATATCTTTGTTTAACACAGAAGACTAAAAACAAAAACAATAAGATATCTTCAAATTTCGAAGATGTGCAGTTTTCCCAAAAAGATAAAGGTTGCAACCCAGCAGAATCTTGTGATTTAAATGATTCTTTTGCTAGAATATTAAACTTGATTAACAAACACAAGGATAAGAGGCTCCAGACTATATTCCACGAAAGATACTTTTGTGGTAGAAGGGGAAAACTACAACCTTGGAAAGAAGTAGCTAAAAAATTAAATCTTTCTGCTCAAGGCTGTATAAATATACACGATAAAGCCATAAAAGAATTAAACTACAAAATCAATAATGAGACGATTAAATTTTGACGGTCCTATAAATGGTTTAAGTTTGGGCAACGTATCTCTTAATATGCTAAGAGAGCTAAAGGATAGGGAAATAGATCTTGGAATTTTTCCTATAGGTGATAAAGGCGAATTTGAAGCTTATGATAAACTGAGTGAAGATTTCAAACAATGGATAGGAGCTTTATCCATGAATCGCCTTAAGAAAATTCATCCAGAAACACCCACTTTAAAAGTGTGGCACATTAATGGTTCAGAAAGAACTCTAGCTGATCAATATTTATATACTTTTTATGAAGTAGATTCCCCAACAGAAGAAGAAATTAATATTGTAAAACTACAAAAACATGTTTTTTTCTCTTCCTCAGAGGCTGCGGAGTGTTTTAAAGAAAAAGGTTGTGAAAATGTATCTCATATCCCCTTAGGTTTTGATAAAGATTTCCACGAAACAGACAAAGAATATTTAGACGATGACATAATTCACTTTGGATTAATAGGCAAGTTTGAAAGAAGGAAGAACACGCAAGCCATAATCCAATTATGGGCAAACGAATTTGGAAACAATCCAAAATATCAGCTTAGTTGCTTGGTTACTAATCCGTTCTTCAATCAAGAACAAATGACCAAGGCAATCCAATCTTCTACAGGAGGAGCGTCTTTATCTAATATAAACTTTTTACCACGACTTGTTAGTAACTCAGAAGTTAACGACTTTATGAATTCAATAGATATTGATCTTTCTGGCTTGTCTAACGGAGAGGGCTGGAATCTACCAGCATTTAATTGCACAGCTTTAGGTAAATGGTCTGTAGTTAGCAACTGCACATCTCATAAAGATTGGGCAACCAAAGAAAACTCTATTTTAGTTGATCCAATTGGTAAACAACCCTGTTATGACAATTTCTTCTTCAAAGAAGGTATGCCGTTTAATCAAGGGCAATATTACAAGTTAAACGGTGATGATATGCTTGAAGCCATGAGAGAGGCTGTTAAAAAAGCGGGACAAAAGAACACTGAAGGGACAAAATTAAGGGACAAATTTACCTATTCGGAGACCGTGGATTTAATTTTAGACCGTATTTATAGCGATTCTTGAAATGGCACGGTTAATGTTATATAATAATATATTATGAACTATAAATTAAACACTCACCTATTAGATAATTTTTTTGATGCATTCGGGACTAGCAAACACGCTGATGTGAAAGATTGCGGAGATGTATATTCTGCTGAATTTGAGCTAGCAGGATTTGCCAAAGAAGATATTGAGATAACTGCCACTAACGACAACCTAGTCATCAAGGCAAAAAATGATAAGCGCCAAAAGGATTTTAAATTAAATTTATATGGTGCTGTTTCTGTTGAGGACATTTCTTGTGACACAGAAAATGGACTTCTAACGGTAACTATGCCTAAAAAATGTGTTAGCGAGCAACGAAAGATCAAAATTCAGTAGTGCCGATTTACATCTACAAGCATCCAGAGGAGGATATATATGAAGAGGTCGTTCAGGGAATGAACGACCCTCATGTATTTTCTAAAGACGGAATTGAGTGGCAAAGAGTTTTTCTCTCTCCAAACGCAGCGATATCAAGCAGTGATGATCCTTTCAGCAGCAACGCTTTCGTAGAAAAAACAGCTAATATGAAAGGCACCTTCGGGGACATGATGGATTATTCCGCAGAACTGAGTCAGAAAAGAGCAGAAAAATCAGGTGGAGAAGATCCTTTGAAGAAAAAAATGTTTTCAGACTACGAAAAAAGAGTCGGCAAAAAACACTTCGCAGACAAAAATACTAGCTTTGAAAAAAACGGAATCAAGATAGATCTTGATTAAGAAACATGAGGAGGAGGCGTTGTTAAGCCAACGCCATACCAAGTAGCTCCCACAGACACGCAGAGTGTTTGACCTGAGATTGCCATAGCTCCTCTCTGCTGGCTCATATTCATCCCCTCCCAAGCTGGCAGCTTAAATCCGCTAACAAAATCTTTTATACCGTGGATTGTCTGATCTTCACTTAGATCTACAAATCTTCCTGTCGTATAGCCCGTTACGTCATGTATTGTAGCAATATCATAACCAGTCAAAAATCCACTGGTCTGTATTTCAAATTTCCCAGAAACAATGCCAGAATTGTTTATACTAACACTGTTCCCGAAATAATTTTGACCATCTTCAAAATAATGGCCAGAGGCAAACTGCACATAAAATCTATTAGGATCTCCCACTGTTAAAGTGGAGCTTGATTGATCTTTTATAGCCGCACAACCAGTTGCAGCTTTTGCAAAAGTAACTCCAGCACCTCCTAGTGAAGTATTACTCTGACTTCCAGTATTGAAAACTATTGAGTTTCCATTCAATACGACATTATTGATACCGCTAACTCTAGTTGAATTAGCCACAATCCCTATATTGTTTGTTCCAGCTAATTGAGTATTAGACCCAGCCAATAGAACATTACCGCTTTCTACAAGAAAGCTGTTATCTCCTGTGCTGGCAGTTCCGAAAACTTTTTTGTCTCTTATTCTTAAGTCGCCAGTAAAATTAAAATCACCAGTTAAATTTCTAGATAAAACTAGACTAATCCCAGTATCACTACTTTGATCAATGTGAAAATCTCCAGATGGCCCTAAAAAAGTGGGCATCTGAAGCTGTTCTGGTTGAATTTTATTAAAAGGCATCCTACAATAGATTATCTTTAATAGATTACACGAATTCAATGAAATTTACTCTTTATAAGCCAAACTCTAAAAATACAGGGGCAGCTTTTAGCTTTGACCTAGCTAAAGACAAGAAGGGCAACGCAGTTATGTATGTATCAATGATCCAACAACATAGTTGGAATGATAAGACCAAAAGCGGCTCTTTCAAAGAAAATGCTAAAAATCCTGAAAAATCAGGCACAATTAAGCTCTCTGCAAATGAAGCTGGAGAGATCCTTTCTTCATTTAAAACAAGAATACCATTTGTTGCTTTTCATAGAAATAATGAAGACACAACAATTATTAAATTTACACCTTGGGATAAAAAAAGAAAAATTATGGGCAAAGACGGAGATGAGTGGCACGAAACTCCAGCCTTCGGGATAACCGTAAGTAGGAACTCATCTCAAGTATATAAACTCCCTCTTGAAGCGGGAGAAACGGAAGTGTTATCAGAATTGCTAAAAAAATATATTTTAAATTCTTTTGTTACAAATGATTCTTACACAACTCAACCTCCAAAAGAAGAAGCTCGCAAATCTGAAAAAGCCGCAGAACTTGAAGATTTAGATGTCCCATTCTAAGAAACTAAAAGTTTTAATTCACTCTAATCATTCTCGGTTAGTCACTGGATTTGGCAAAAACGCAAGAAATGTATTACTTGGTCTGAATGAAGATCCAGATATAGAAGTAATAGAAGCAGCGAACGGACCAAGATATGGTGCTGACTTAATGACACCTTGGGAATCTTATGGGACACAACCTATAAATTCTTCCTTGATACAGGCTATTCAAGGAGACCCTGCTAAAGAGAGAGGTGCTAGCTATGGCTTCTATACCATAGATCAAATTATAGATGAATGTAAGCCAGATGTATATCTTGGGATTGAGGACATATGGGCTTTTGGAGGATACGAACACAAGCCTTGGTGGAACAAAATAAATAAAGTTCTCTGGACAACCTTGGATAGTTTACCGATTTTAGATCAAGCCTTACAAATGGAACCTCATTGTGATAAGATGCTAGTTTGGGCATCTTTCGCAGAGGAAGAAATGAAAAGACTAGGTTATAAAAACGTAGAGACCCTCCACGGTGCTGTAGATTATACAAACTTTAAACCTCTTGATAATAAAAAAGAACTAAGAGAAAAATTTAATCTTCAAGATAATTATGTAATTGGTTTTGTTTTTAAAAACCAACTAAGAAAATCTGTCCCAAATCTTTTAAGAGGATTTAAAATTTTAAAAGAAAAAAATCCAGACTTAAAACCTAAATTGCTTTTGCATACAGATTGGGGGGAAAGGGGCTGGGATATTCCTAAATACATAAAAGAACTAGAATTAGATCCTAGTGATATTCTATCCACTTACGTTTGCCACGCTTGTGATCATTATTCAGTCTTACCATATGAAGGCGAGGACAGAAAATGCCCAAGTTGCAATGCAGAAAAATCCTTTAAAACCAAGACAAGCTCTAAAGGAGTGGGTGAAAAAGAATTAAATGAAATTTATAATTTAATGGATGTTTATTGCCACCCATTCACCAGCGGTGGTCAAGAACTTCCAGTGCAAGAAGCTAAAGCCGCTGGGTTAATAACTTTAGTCACAGAGTATTCCTGTGGGACAGACTCTTGTTATGAACATCAAGGAGGAATTCCACTAAAATGGAATGAATACAGAGAACCTCATACTCAGTTTATTAAAGCCTCCACATGCCCCCACGACATAGCTCAACAGTTGCAAAAAGTTGGTAGAATGAGTGATGATGATAAATTTATTCTATCAAATAAAGGAACCAAGTATGTAAAAGAAAATTTTTCCGTTTCAGCCACCGTCGAAAAGCTTAAGAAAATTCTTCTTGATCTTAAAAAACCCACTAAAGAAGAACAAGAGGAAAAAGCTACTGAACAACCTCTAATGCTTAATGATGTTCTTGATGATGAGGGCCAAGAAAACAGAATAGCAGTTGTTCTGCCAGAGTCGGCAGGAGATATATTAATATTGAATTCTCTAATGGATAACCTCAAAAACCTTTATCCAGAAAAAAACATATATGTATTCACTAAACCTGAGTTTTACCAAATGATTGATGATAATCCAAATGTGCATAAACTTCTGCCATATCAACAATCTTTAGATAACTTGCTTTATTTAGAGGGAAGAGCAGATCATGAAGGATTCTTTCAAATGGCGTTTTTGCCAAACATTGGGACTCAAAGACATCTTAACTATCTTCACAATGGTGAAGATAAAACGCAATTTCAATTAACATGAGTCATCTAGCAGAAGAATACGCCAAGTGCTGCGGAGTTAAAATAGGAAAACCTATTTTAAAACCTCACTATTTTCCTGTTCTTTACGATAAGTATATAACAATACATAACGATAGAAAAGTTCAAGCAAAAGAGTATGACATGTGGCCTGATGTTATCCAAATACTTAGGCCATATTTAGGAGATATAAAAATTATACAAATAGGAGCACAAGGAGAAGAAACAATACAGGGCGTAGACAAGCATATTCCTACAGCATCTCTTAAGCAGTCTTCTTATATTATAGATAAGGGGCTAGGTCATGTAGGAATAGACAGTGTGCCAGTTCATATAGCTTCAGCCTTAGATAAGCCAGTTGTTGGTATTTATGCACATACTTACGCTAATACATGTAAACCCTTGTGGAACGACAAATCAAAATCAATACAAATTGAATCACACAGAAATGGAAGGAAGCCTTCTTTCTCTTTAGAAGAACATCCCAAAACAATCAACCTAATCAAACCAGAAGAAATAGCTCAAGCTATGCTTGATGTATTAGAGATAGATAAAAAAATAACACATGAAACTATTTTTATTGGCGATCACTATACTTCTAATTTTGTGGAAGTAATTCCATCTCAGCCAACCACCGTTAAAGCCCCCCTGATTGATGTAAGAATGGATATTTGCCATAATGAAGAAGTGCTCGGTGGAGTTCTAGAAAGAAACGATGTAGAAGTCACCACAAATAAACCCATTCCGTTACCTCTATTAGATACAAGAAAAATTAAAAAAATTGTTTATAAAAGTGATTTTTTTGACTTAGACTTTTGTGAAGCTGTGAAAAGCAGAGCGATACCAATGTCCTTAGAGTGCAAGTCTTCAGATAATCTAAAAAAACAAAGAGCCAGACTTTTTGATTATTTGATAAATTCATTAGACGAGAATGAGATAATAAAAAAGAATAAAAAAAGACTACCACAAGAAGATCTTGGGAAAATCAATATTGCGAGTAATAAAAAAGTTATTTGTGGAGATCAAATTTATGAAAGTATGTATCATTTGAATGACAAAAAAAATTCAGACGATTTTTATCTTGATTTAGATTTTTATAGAGTTTATACTGATTCAAATGAGTGAGAAAAAGATCTACGGACCAGATATCTACAAGCGTAACGAGCATGGGTTGCTTGAAAATGTAGACTATAAATTTAACGAGGACGGCTCTGTCAACTGGAGAGCCATGATCAAGGAAGAGTTTCTCTACCCTAACAAAGATTGGTTTGCATCTAGGAAGAAAGATGTCCCTACTTCTGTTGAGGGTCTCTCTGATAAGCAACTTCTCATTATGCTTGGAGGCATCAAAGAGCTAGCTAAAATGAGGGGCTATCATTCTATTGATTTTAAAGTGAATAATGTTTCAAGTGATTATGTCACCGCCAAATGCCAAATAGACTGGATAGAAAATTATGAGAGCGCCAATACTGGCATATATCCTCGATATACAGATATAGCGAATGCCACCCTTGCAAATACAGACGCTTTTTGTGCTAAATTCCTAGAAACAATCGCCTGTAATCGTGCTTTTGTCCGTTGTGTGCGTAATTATCTCAATATCCACATTGTGGGTGCAGATGAGATTGATAAGTCAAAAGGAGCTAATAATTCCAATGCTGTTGAATATGATGCCTCTAGCGACTCTGCTATGCTGCCTTTAACGCCCTCAGGAGCACTCCAGAAGGCTTTGGATGAGGATAACGGGGTAAAGTCCTTCGACAAGTTCAAAGAGCTTCTACGGGCCTTGTGGAAGGAAGAAATCTACAGAAATGAACAAGCTGCAAACTGGAAGTCTTATGAAGACATCCCAGCCAAGGAGTGCAGAAAGCTCATTGCAATCTGTAAAAAATCATAATTTAAGCCTATTTCTCTGAGTCGCATTATATGTGCTAGGCACATTTGACTTAGAATTCATAGCCTCCATTCCTTTATTCATCAATAACTCAGGATCTGGCGGTATTAACTTAATACTAGATTCTGAAATTGTCGTTGTAATTCCTTGCGGCCCTATCGACACAGAAACAGAGTTCATTGTTGATTTAAAGGCAGGTATATGTAACCCATATAAAGTTCTAGACGAGGAAGACGGTCTATCTGACTGCTCCCTGTATTCTCCCCTCAAGCCTTTCAAAACTTCTATTTCTGCCATAGACCCATTATGAGTCGAAAGACTTAAGTGATTTAAAATATTTGGAGCAGTTGGAGCCTCAAGGGTATAAGACTTAAGATCAAATCTATCTGCAAGGTCTGACATTTTTTGAGAACTCTCATCACCCCTAGCTATATCTCTATCCTCTTTGTCTGCCCTATCTTTTTCCTCCTCTTCTTCATCCACCTTATTAACTCTTGTTTTACTTCTAGTATATTCTAATCTTATTCGCTTGTTAACATTCTTAGCCATTGCTACCTCATAGTTTATGGCAGACTGTCTAGCTATCTCAAGAACCGAAAGAAATATATTTTTACCGTTTTGTAAGGTTGGTCCCCCGAGATACCACAAAGAGTTTCTTCTAGGGTGTTGAAAAAATTCTAATTTATTAAAAACAGGATCAAAGTCTATTGCTTTATCTGTTTTTTCGGCTTCTGCTTTTTTCTCCTCAACATTTTTCTTCTCAAGCTTTGGTATGTTTCTTATAGCTAAAAAGAAAAAGGACTCTCCTATAGCTTCAGATTTTACAGCCTCATCATTTGTAAACTGCTGCATCTCTCCTACTTTTCTTTTTTCTTTAGGAACACCCAAATGATCTAACAGATCATTTAACTCAGCAAGTTCATCTACGTCAGCGATATTCTTATCTTCAGAGAGAGGTCCAAATATAGTTATATTGTTTGTATTAGTAAACTGCATCCTCTCTACCTTATATTTGCTATAACCATTTGATATAAAAATACCTCCAGCCACAGCAAAATAAGCCGCCATCATTTCCCTCATTTTTGTCCCTGATGGCTTGGGTAATGGTTTCACTATATCTTGATCTGCCGCCAACAACCCTCCACGCTTGCCTAAATAAGTTAAAAGTTTGTAATAAAATCCAGCCGTGCCAGACCTCATCATTGGTTTACCATCATCAAGTCCATTGTGAGTTATTTTGCTTGGGTTTTCTTGATCAAATTTCCAACCATGACTACCTTGCCACACGAAATCAAATTCATCTGGGTTGGCATCATGTTTTGCTTGCCACGCCTTCATTTCATCTTTAGGATCTTTTACAGACTTACCCCAAGCAAACAGCGTCCCACAATTCGGTTTTTGCATGTAAAGACTTGATTTTATCCTTACCTCTTCATTATCATTTAGCGCCCACAAAGGAGGCATCTCATTAGGATTATTAACTCTATTTAAATGCATTAAAGCAAAAGTATATTTATCAAAAACTTCTGCATCGTCAGCCACGCCTTGGTTAAATAAAGCAAACCAGAATTTTAAATCCCTAGCCTTCATTGGGAACCTTATATCATCCCAAGCTTGTTCAAGATCAACTCTTTTGAAAAATATTGGCCTTGGTCTGTCTTCAGGAGGGCCAGTAGATTCATTTTCTTGTTTTTCTCCACTTCCAATATAACTATTTACAATTTTAGTGGTCACCAAGCTCTCTGTAAAGCTGGCGCTTATCACATTAGAATCATCAGTTTCCGTATAATCGTCTACTGGTATAGAAGCTGCCGATTGAGTATTAACAAACTCAAGGCCACCAGTATCTGGATTTACATACCAAAAATAACCAAAATAAGAAGCAATAGCCCCAACAACGCTTTCCAGTGTCCCACTGACCTCAAACAAAACATCGTCTGATACTGGCAACCCCTTGGCATCAATCCCCACTAAACCAAGCATTGATTTAAATTCACTTAAAGTATATCCAAACTTTAATTCATACTGAGCCAAATCTGGAGACGATAAATATTGATTACTAACGGCATCAATATTAAGAGATAATTCTGGGACTAATTCATGCTGATGATAACACAAGCCAACCTTCATCCCGTCAAATTGTGCTCCAGCCTCATAGTTATAAACCTTTCCAGCTAATATAGTTGCTCCATGAAGACTTGGGCCGCTAGCTGGGAAGGGCTTCAAAGGACTTCCAATAACTTCACTAAAGTAAGGGACCGCCCCAGTATACTCTTTACCAAAAACTGGAGCATTCACACCTCTGACCAAAACTACATAAGATTTTAAAGTCAAGGAGGTTCTATCTACATATTTTCTACTTATAGATCTTCTGGTTGGACCAGAGTTTCTTGTTAATTCAGTGCAAACAAAGTTTTCAAGTGCTTTTTGTATTTTATCATTGGAAAAATTGTTAACATCACCCAAGGGACCAATAACTGTTCCGAGACCTTCAGTTCCATCTAAATTTTTCGCGCTCAATACAGTGCTCACGCTCGCCGTGTGACCGCCTCCTGAGTTTGTAAAATTTAAATCTACTTTTGTAATAGTCTCTTTCTTCATAAGCTTAGATTATCGGTATAAAGTCCATTCCTTAAACCGCTATTCACACTAGCACTTACACCAGATTTGATCATCTCGACACCAGTGTAAGTTTCCAAATAGTCGTCAGGATGCTGTAAAACGCCGTTAATATAGAAACTAGTCCTACCTTCTACGAACCCTGTGTCGCTATACAAATCTGGGGATAGTCCTGTTACTGAATGAGTCCTTACACCTTTCTTGTAGGCAGTGTATTTAAATTTATTTTTATTACTACTAGTAACCACTCCTCCTCCCGCCGAGAAATCAGGCTGATTTGCAGCAGAAGCTCCAACCCCAAGGCCAGAATAAACTTTTTGACCATTTAGAAAATATTCAAAATCTACAAAATTGTCTGCCGCTGACGCAAAGGCGGGGTATCTGTCCTCTATGCTTGTTTTAAGAGATGCCCCCAAATCACCAGTTCCGATAAAAATCCCACCAGTATCAAAGCTGTAAATACCTCTATAATTAGATTTATGAGAAGTAGTGGACACAAAATTCAATACATTTCTTTCAACAGGATCTACTCCTGTTCCTTTGACGAAAAAATCTCCCGTTTCTATTTTAAATACAGTTTTATTTGTGATCACTGTTTGAGAAGGGACTTCTTGAGTATAATTCATCCCATTCATAGACAACCTTATAGTATCCTGCCCAGTGACTATTTTTGGATTATAATGAAACTCATCAAGAGTTCCCCCAACTTCTAAATTAAAACCATTAAAATTATTAGTTGAAAGATCCTTTGAGTGACAACCAGAAACAGTTTTATCACCTGTGACTATAGTGAAATCGTAAATCATAATCCTATCTGCCCCCCTAAATATTTAATAAAGTTTTTCTTAAGAGTATAAGAATCGCCTAAGAAATGAACTCCAGAAGACGCTGGAATTTGTTGATTTATAACAGTTTCATAAAGAGGTTCTTGAATAACCCCGCTAATACCAGAAGTCACTCCTGTTTGCATCCTAGACCCAAAAAGCTGGACAGCCACTGTCGCAGCCCCAGAGATGCCTTTTTGTTCAACATATTCATTTACTGCAATATCTATATCCCTTAAACCTAATGTATCAAAAGCTTGCTCTCCTGTTGGCGTATATTGGTAACCTGAACCCATACTCCCATATAAAGCGCCAACTTCTTCTTTTACAAAAGTGCTAACACCGCTATCAGATAACGCATCATTAAAAGAACGATATACAAAGTATCTGTCGCCTTCTCCAGTATTTACGCTTGTGGCATTAAAAAAACTACCAGTTAACATATATCTTCCTGTAGATATATTAACACTGCCTGTGCTTTCGTAGTCGTAACCCGTTATACCAGTTTTATATACTATAGTCTGCGAATACCCAGTTACGTTCTTCTTGAAAGTAGTGGTCCCTGCATTTTCAAAGTAATTCCCCACCAAACCACTACCAAAATCAAACATTACGTTTGCGGGTATATATCCACTTAGCAATGCAAAAGAATTTAAACTAACATTAGCGGTCTTAAATGAACCATTAGTGCCTCTAAAGTATTCATCAGATCCTCCTATGTAAAATTTATCATTATTGGATATGAATTTAGTATCTAATGAAAATGTTGAGCTATTAACAACATTATTCAAATAGTCGCAACTAAATAAAGATATACTATTAGCTCCTACGGAAAAACCAACAATATTTCTTTTGCTTAGCTCTATAGAACTATCAAACTTAATAAAATCACCCTTTTCATTAAAGCTCTGATAGAAAAGATGACCTCTGTCAGTTAGACCAAAATTATACCCTTTAGCCCCAATAAAAACTTCGTCATTCACAGTGTTAGAAGTTTTTTCTAAAGAACCAAATAAAACACAATTACCTACTTGGTTGTTGAATTCAAAATCAAATAAAGCAGAGCATGAAGAAAAATCCAAACTAGAGATTCCAGTTACCTCAATATTGGAGTCGTTCAAATGAGCTTGATCACCATTTAGAAAAGTTCCAGTAGTAAAAAGTAAAGAGGTTGCTTCCACCGCATGTGCAGAATCTCTAACGATGCCGCTATAAAGACCTGTATTAAAAGCGGGATCTGAGTTTTCAAAAACGGTGTAATACAAAGAATCATCAAGGTTATCACCCATACTTCTCCCGCTAAGCCCAGAAAAATCATAATAAGCCAGCAAACGCTTGTTACTACCAAACGTGGCTTTCGTGATATAATCCATAGATTGTCGGCTCATATTAGTAGTATCTACTTAGATTATAAGAAATAGTTTGATCATTTAAACTACTAGATTCACTAAATTTGTAAACCCCAGTAGAATAACCACTAACTACGTCCATTAATTCAGGCATTTTCCCAGTTCCTCCTTCGCAGGTGGCGCTAATTGCCCATTGCCCAGCACTCCTCTTCATAATTAATTGTTTAGCGAAACCACCTATACTTGGAACAATACCACTTTTTTCAATCGGTTTAATATCGTTGATTGACAATTGCAATCCAGTCAAATTACCTGAGGCTAAATCTACTTTATTATCAAATGATGCAGAATAAGTTATAGTAGAAGTGTTTGGGTCTTTTGAGAAATCTTCTGATTTTGCCTCGCTATTAACATAATTACCACTTATATGATAGCCCGTCCCAACCTCTCTAAAATCTTGCAAAGCTTCTATAGCAAAATTCAATAATCCAGAATTTTCTATAACTCCGCTAAAAACACTATCAACCTCTAAAAACCTTGCTCCTGTTGCTGGGTCTCCTGTTCCTAATACATCAAAAGGTCCATTATAAGAAAGGTTACCGTTAACAGAAATGTTCACAATACTTTCATCTTTAGATGTAGATACATTTGCTGTTCTTTTATGCAAGACGTTCCCAATTTGATCTGTGTTATCTGGATCTTGAAAACTAAAAGTATAATCTACTTTATTAACACCACTATCTATCCTGTAAGAGACTGACTTTGGACCTCTGTTTATAAAACTATAAGCACCACTCTCATAATCTGAAAGAGAGGACGCTACAGCGTTAACTGCTATCTCTGTGGCTTGAGTGGAAGTAAACATACCTGTATCAACCAAACCATCTGTATTCTTTGTGGCATCCATGTTGCCTTGAACAGATGCGTTAACATTCACACTTAAACCCGCATCTTTATCAAATGCTATCTGAGTTGAAGACGTAAAGAAGCCAGAGACATTCTTTATTGGATTTTCACTAGTGCTATATTTATAGTTCTCAATTATCCCGTAAGTGTTTGAAGCTTTATCTATGTTCTCTGTCCTTGATATAAGATATGCGCCACCAGCTACAGCACCTCCTTCGGCACCTGTTTGAAAAAGGCTAATGTTTCTACATCCAGTCGCTCTTCCCGTAACAAAATTAATTGCATTTACTAACGGAGCAGTGTTGTCAATTTTAACACCTTGCGCCGAAACAGTATGGGTAGCTGCGGTTATTTTACCAACCTCTTCCGTGAAGCTCCAATTATCTACAGGACTTTGAACTCCAAAATATTCTGAAAAAACTCCAGAGGAAAAAGATTCAAAACTAACGCTATAGGGAAGAACAGTCGTTAAATCCGAATCGCTGAAAGAAATTGAAGTAGGCTTTGAACATGTAAATTCTTTATTAGAGTCATCATTCGATACTGTCAGGGTCTCGTATTCCGACATCAACCCGCTAATCATTTGCATTTTTTGCAAATGCAACCCGCTCAAATTTGCACCCGTCAAATTACCTATAAGCTCCACACCATCTTGATAGTGGTCTAGCTTACCCGCCACATAAACAGGATTCACGCTCTGGCCAACCAAAGGAGTGGGGTCAGGGAAAGTATATGAACCGTATGTTATGCTTTCAGCCATTTTTATTCATTTATATATAAAAAATTAATATTCCTACTAGATTTTCCTTCTCCTAATTTTACCGAGACTTTATCAGCAGTTATATGAGTTACACCCTCATCAACCAAATCAGTCATTTCTTGAGTTTTTGTTTCCAGAATATCCGCAGCTTTATATATACCCATGCTTTGACTCACTGTAGCTTCGGCTGTGACAGAAGCGGTGCCAAGCGTTTTTAAATCACTTGTTATAACTTGTTCCTCTAAATTTCCTAAATCTAATATTTTTTCAACTCGGTCTATCTGAAGTTGCTTATTCATAGTTAGTTTGAACTTTAAAAGACCATCATCATTTGTTTTATAAGCTGGATCAGTGGTAAAAACAATTGAATCTTGAATAGTTCCTTCTGTCTTGCTAAAACTAGTAGACCTACTTTTTTCATGAAACTCTTCCAGCGGGTGAAATAACCTTCTAACTCTGAGGTGATTTAAATCCTGACCACTTTTCCAAAAATCTCTACAATTATAAAACTTATCTATTTTGTTTTTTCCTAAAGACTTATACATCATTGAAAGGTTATACTCTTTAAATTTGCCAGCTTTTTTCTGAGTTCCTGTATACGATAAGTTATTATCTTGAGATTTGTTTGGGTCAGTTGAAAACTGAATAGTCAAGGTGGCATTGATGCCATCCTTTGTTATGCCTTTCGAAATAGAAAACGGAGATCCAAACTCCTGCTCCTCATTAGATTTAACTTCATCCACTATTTCACCAAGAGCTTTTGTTAATGTATTCTCAGAATCTTGCCTCAATGACGTTAATTGAATATTAACAGTTTTTTCTAAAAACCCCTGTGGAGTTATTTTTATGTCTTGAGTCTCTTTCCTGCCTACATTTTTATTAGGATCTACTATCGAAGTCGTAACTGTTTCAGTTAAACTTACATTTAAATTTATAAGGTCGTAAGTCTCTGAAATGTTTCCTCTGAAATTCTCATCTATTTTTGCTTTTTCAGAAATCCCATCTTCCTGATATCCTAAAGATGGCCTGTTAGCGAAATAATAATTAGTTAAAAATGTTTTCGCATTATTTAAAAACTGATCTCCAGCTTCTTGAGCATAGCCTATAGAAACTTTTCGCGTAGAAGTATAGTCCCCACCAGTTCTTGAAAAATCATAAGTTTCTGAAAATGAAGTGAGCGCGTGAGGGTTTGGAATATATTTGGCGAATTCAGAAGAAGAGTAGTCATCTAGTCTTCTTTTTTCTATTATGCTTATGCTAACCGTCTCTGCGCCGACTAAGGTGCCTCCTTCAAAGTTATAACTTTGTATTTGACCATTCAGATAGTCGTCTGCACCTATCCTTGCTACTAGATTAGGTCTTCCATAAGCCTCTTTAATCGCATCTCTACCTGACAATAAAGTTGTGTCATTCTGCTCAAACTTTAAATCAGATATATCTACCTGATAGTTACCTTTTACAGTATATCCAAAAAGCTCTATTGTTCCTTGGTAATCATAAGTGATCTCTACAGAAGAACTTAAAACATTATTTACGATTAAAGATGCCATGTCTCATTATGATCCTTCGCTAGCTGGTTCTAGTGCAGTTGCTCCTGTTCCCTCTGCGGGTTCTTCATCCATTAAGTCTTTAATTAAATTCTCCATAGAAATCATCTTGTTCGCCAACATCTTCATGCTGTTAGTAGCAGATTTAGCAAACTTAGCTTGCTCTGCCAAAAACGGCTGCAAATCTTTAGAAGCCTGTAGATTTTCATCTAAGAATTCCAAGACCTGATCTACGCTAGCCTCTCCACTTTCTATTTTTTCTTGTGTTTCTTTGAGTTTTTTAGCAATGTCAGCAGTATCTGAATCTGTTGCGAATTTCTCCCAAGCTTTTGTAGCTTGCGCCATAGCTTTATTCAATCCTCTTTGAGTCTCTAGTAACTCATCCATTTCTGCGGTCGCGTCTAATCCTTTGGCATCGTCCATCATGTCTTTAAATGATTCACCTTCCCCAGACCTTAATTGCATAAGCATGTTTTTGCCTTCGCCCCCTACCAGCCCAGCATCTGCCACTTTCGCTAGCACCTCCTCTAATTTTCCCTGATGAACACCAAACAGAGTAACTAGCTTATCTATACTGACCCCAGTTCCTTGATCATCATATTCAGACATCATCATGCCGATTTTCTCGTAATCAATATCAGCAGGATCTTTCAACATTTCATCAGCAATCTCTTTACCTTGAGCATGAACATAATCTAAGTCCATACCGCCTTGACCGAATGCTTGCTGAATATGGCTAACTTGAGCTTGAATTGTTTGTGCTGTGAGTTCAGCCATTTTCTTTTCATTGGCCATCTGCAAGTCGCCAACCTGCTTCATCTTAGAAAGTATATCTATACCAGCCTTTCTAGCTGCACTTTCAAATTGCTGGCTAGCTTTCTCAAGGTTATTCCTTGCGGCCAAACTTCCCTGCAACATCTCCCGATTTGTTGCAGTCCTTCCCTGCTCTGACGCAGTTTTTGAAGTCTCTGCATATGCCGTATCAACACCTGTTTGGGCGTTTATTATAGCACCCCTAAACTGATCCAACCCTCTCTGCTGAGTTTGGAATCCAGCCCCCATGTTCATGGCCAGAGCATTAGGACCAGTAGCAAGAGCTTGCACCAAGGCTTGTTGATCTTGAGCCTGAGCAAACGCATCGGCAGTCTTCAGAGTTATCTTAGACTGTCTTTCTTGGAGATCTGATAGAGTGTTTGCGTAATCTTTGTGAGCTTGCGCTAATGTCGCAGTAGCCTCATCCATATCAGCTTGCCAAGACATTTGCATTTGCAAGTCTTTATATTTCCAACCTGATATATTAGCTATGACATTTGCTAACTTGTCTTGCTCCTTAGCAAGTTTGTCATCGGATTCCCGTAGTTGTTTTGCTAATTTATTTCTTTTCTTTGACCCATCCTTAGCGTCTTCAGCGGCTGCTAAAAGCTCATCGCTTTTTTTCTGTTGTTCTTCAACAGCTTTGGCTGCTTTATCATAAGCATCTGCAAGTGCTTTTGGGTCAGCGGCGTTAGCCATACCCTCTTCTAAACTTTTATTTAAAAATTCTATTTGCGACTTCTTATCCCCGAACCCCTCAAAATCAGGGGCTTTGTCAAATTTTGTCCTCCCTACTCCTACTGCTTTTTGAGTTGCCGCAATTTTTTCTTTAGCTTCCGCTATTGCTTTCTCCTTAGGAGTTAACGCTTCTGCTGCTTTCCCAGCCGCCATGCCTCCTCCGACAGCCCCTATTATACCGCCTCCGAATGTCGTGATCGCAGCAACTAGTGGGGCAGCGGGTCCGAGAAAAGGAGCTAACACAGCCCCAAGTTTAGCGCCCCCAGCAGCCCCTGCCAGCCCTCCTGCGATTGCTCCACCGCTTTCAGATACACCTACAATTTTTTGCCGCTTAGTTAAATCTTCGTTCATCAAGGTCGAGCCAATATCATAAGCCCCAAATAGTGCTGCGGCGGCTCCACCTCCTCTTATAAACCTCGCCCTCTTTCCCGCTTTTTGAGCTTCAACCATTCTATTGGGCTGACCCTTGAGCTTCTCCGCAGTTTTCATCTTAGTGCCTCTGCCGCTAAAAAAGCTTCCCGCCCTTGTTTTACCTACAGCCCTGCCTAGACCACCTCTAGTCGCCATATTCAATGCCGCTAAAGCACCCAAAGCTATAGCTGCCGACTTAGCAGCCTGTGCCAACCTAACATAAACAGGAGGTTGTTTTTTAATCTCATCCAATAGCCTCATTTCTTCTTGGATCAAAGCTCTTTTCATCAAGAAGTTTTCATCTGAAGCTTCGATTTCTTCTATCCGCTTTTGTGTAGCGGCTTCCATGACAGTGATCTGTTTTTCGTATGCCGCTTCAACAAAACCTATAACACTTGATATTGCACCAAAAGCAAACTGGAGACCAAATCCCACGCTGGTAATCGAATCGAAGATACCCATCAACTTACCAATTGATCCTCCACCTACCGCAGAAGCGCCTCCCATTTTCATCCCCCTCGCATATCTAGGTATATGACCACCAGCAAATGCCTTTGTGCCTCTCCTGACCTCTCTGGTGACAAATTTTACACTGCCTTTTGCAGCGTCCTCGTTAGCAATTTTTTTAGCGAAACTTGCTACGCTGTTTTTTCTAGAATTTTCTTTGTAATCAAATATATTAGCTTTTGGATTAGAAACTCCAAAAAGCTTTCTTATAGCTCCAGCCTTCTTGCCTGATACACCCTTCACATCAAAGTCACCACCCTCTACTTTTCTTGCAGGGCTAATATCTAAAGCGGCATTAACTGAAGCTTCAAAAGCCGCGCCAACAATTCCCTTAAGTGCTCCTTTACCTCCTCCTTGAGACTTTAGTTTTTGAAGTATTTTTGCTGGCGAAGGCTTTCCTAAAACTGGTTTAAGGAGTCCCGCAAAGTTCGCAGCATTTGTAGTAACACTTCTTGTTATATTTTTCTTTAAATTTTCATCATGTGGGTCGGCAGCTTGATCAACCGCTTTCGGAACTTTGGGTCCGTCAACTTCCAAAGGTCCACCATATTCAAAGCCCATGTGTTTCCCTCCGAATTTAAATCTCCCTCTGGTCTTTTTTCCTATTGTTGCGGATCTACCAATACTAGGGATAAGCATACCCATGTTTTTAGGAGTAACCAAGACGACCTGCTCTGTCTTTTTTGCTTTTGGTCCCTTCTTGGCCGCACCAAACCGCTGACTAACTTGACTTGGCGAATATCCTGCTGCTATTGCTTGGTCGCGAGTGGTAATATCGTCTCTTTCCGAAAGTGGTTTTGATGGCCTCCCCAATCTTACTTGTCCTCTACCTCCAGCATATCTAGGAATATTGCCGCCAGCATACAGCGGAATCACAGCAGAGTCGGACCCTCCCGCAAAACGAGGGACTTCCACCTCATAATTGTTCATAATGAAGTCTTTGCCATTTATCTTTCCCGTCCCCATATGAGCTTGAACATCATCGGGTGCTCCCAGCATCCTTGCTGATGCCTCCTCTGCCATGAAACCATGAGAGAAAGTTCTCCCCCTTCTGCCCGTGAAACCACTTCCCTGAGTAAATCCTCCAACACCTCTGGCAGCAGCGGCAGCAGCCAAACTTCTCATGAGAGCGGCTTGTTGCGTTAAAAGAGCGTTTTCTCTTTTTATAGCAGCTATAACCGCCTGTTCCTTTTGAAGCTGAGTCGCTGTAGTGCTTTGTATTACTTTCCTTAAAGCAGAGTCTCTTGATAATAAACCAACAATTCCTCCTTGGATATTTTTAAGCTTTTCAGCCTCAGTCCCCATTTTGAATAGGGCTTTCATTCCGTCTAAAGCAAACTTACCCACAAGTTTCGCTATCTTTAAGAAAGCCGCCGTAAATATAACAACAGCGGGACCGCTAAGAAACGTGCTTATAGCCTTAAAGAAACCTCTTATAAAATTATTCCCTTTTTCTGGGTCTAGTGCATTGTCTAAAAACTCTGTAAACTTTATGGCTATTCCAACAAGGTTTTCTAATAATGGCCCAAATGTGATTGAACCCACCTTTTCTCCTAAACTGGTTAACCCAACTATAAGCCTGTTTATGTTGTGAGCCATGCTTTCGCTCAAGGCTGCATTTTTCTCAAATGCTTGGTTGGTTGCTTGCACCCCTGTTTGTGTAGCTTTTGCAAAAATGGATGTCTCGCTTCCTATATCTTTTAAAGCGGCACTAACTACGTTGATTTGGAAAACACCACCAGCTAACTCTTTAATCTTAGAAACAACAGTTGGATCTGCTATATTTTCTATAGCCATAGAGAGAGCTTGTAGCTTTTGCACACCACTCATAGTAGCGTCAATCGCTACACCTAACTCTTGAAGCTCATCAATTGTTGTTCCTCTTTGTAATCTTGTAAAAATTGATTTAAATGCGTTACCGATAACGGCTCCACCTCTCGCAGTTTTTTGTTCAACTGCTGTAACAAGACCAAGTAATTGATCAAAACTAACCCCAGCATCCTCTGCTGTAGAACCCGCTCGACTAAAAGCCTCTGCCAAATCTTGAGCAGACACCGCAAAAGCCGTATCCACAGCAACCATCTTATTAACAATCTGGTTGGCACTTAAACCAGCGGAAGTAAATCCATTGATCGCAGCAGTTAATGACTTAACAGATTTTTCTGCGTCTAGACCCGATATCCTTGTTAACACCAATGCAGCCTTTAACCTTTTCGCGGTTTCTTCAGCACTTAGACCTTGACGAGCTAACTCAGCAGCACCCTCTGCAACTGTGCTAAATGATTGGCCAGTCTCTTTAGCTACTTGGAAAATTGAATTCCTGAACCTGTTAAAAGTGGTTTCTGTAGCCTGAAAAATAGAATTAATTTCTATTAATCTTTTTTCTACCTCTATAGTAGTTGCTACAAGCTTTTTAAAAGACTGTGTTATACTGTTTAAGACTACAGTGGTAGCTCCAAATGCAAAAACACGGGCTGTAGAAGCATCCAGAGATTTTTGAAACTCTGACGCTTGTCCAGTAATTCTTCCTAATGCATTAGATATCTGCTTAGTCGAAGCATTTAGACTAGCAGTATTTAACTGAACATTTAGGGAAGCATTGAAACTTTGAGCCATATAGTGTAAATTACACCTATCCGCTCAAAAAGTCTTCGGCTTTAAGCTCTCCACCCCTTGCTTTAATCTTGGCTTTTAGGTCTTCCGTGCCATGAGATACCTTTCTGTCAGCCTCATCTGGCTTCTCCTCATAGTTAAACATTTTAACTGGATCTCCGTAAATCTCATCGGGTATTGAGGTATTTCTAATTTTATTCAATAAAGAGCTAGACAAAACTAATAGAGTTTTTTGAAAAACTGTTATTTCTTGAAATGTGGTATCAATCAAACCGATAGGATTATTTCTTTGGGTTACATAAAGATCAAAGAAACCGCCTTTGTAAGAAGCTTCTAATACCCTTTCATGGCTCATTAAATCATTATACCTAGAAAATAACATAACCGTTAAAGCGTCCCTGTTTTTGGGGTCTGGGGCTGAATCAAAATCTTTAGAAGAAAAGACACAGCGATCATAAGTTCTCTTAACTTTTTTAAGCTCTGCTAAATGTTCTGCGCTATATGCTATTAATTTACCCCTTTCAGCCTGAATCTCTTTTAAGTCTTTTTCTTGAGAGAGCAGTGAATTATTGAAAATCTTTCTTTGAGTGGGGTCAGTAATTTTTGCCAAAGCCGCAGTAGATTTTTTAATCATCCACTTTTGCGATTTAATAGACTCTTCTTTTTCCTTCGACCAAGCTCCTGATTGTATAGCTTGTTCTATAAGTTCATCAGACGTAGAGATACCTGATTTTATTGATTTTTTTATGTCCTCTATTTGTTCATTATCGACTTCAATAGCATCCATTAACTTCAGATGCTTGAAGTAATATTGCTGACCAGAATACTCTAAAACACTAAAACCTCTTATTATGTCTAATAAGTCAATAGAAGCGTTCTCATACCTCTTCTTCTTTTTCTCCTTCATCCTCGCTGAAAAGATCCTTCAAGGTCTTATCTATCGACTTTTGATCTGTTGCTAATTTGTTATACCAAATAGTAATAACCCTTATTAGTGTTTCAAAAGAAGAATTATAAAGAGTTTTTAATCTAAGTAAATGAGGGTCTTTTGTCTCTTCCTCTTCTAGATCTTGTAAATCTACAAGAAATTCTCGCCTTTCTTTAAAACTCTCTCCTTCAAACAAAGGAAAGAGTTCTTTCTTACCTTCCTTGTCGTCTTTTACTTCATCTTCGTAATACGAAAAGTTAACAACAAACCATTCGACTAGTTTTTGTTCTGCCTTAGCATCAGCGGTCTGGCTGAATTGATCCCTTAAGCTAGATTCATATTGATGAATTGATTTTTGAGTTGAAGCAAAAGTTAGCTTAGCTTCTTTTAACTTTTCTTTTTGCTCCTCATCCAAATCTTTCGCGCCCTCAAAAAATTCAATAACCCTGCTAGCCTCAAGGTTTTCTAAGACCATTTCAGATATCGCATCATCGGTCCTCTTTGAAGTCATTCCTCCAAGATCGCCCATTTTTTTAGCGAGCATCGCCTTAGTTAAAAACCCAGCATTAATAAAAGAATTATACTTTTGACCAAAATAAAACTCCGCATCCTCCATATCGCTGATAGTAGGCTTTATGATAGCCATTCTTGTCTGCACGGTTTTTTTTTGTTTTTTAGTGCTCTCTACAGGGCCATTCTTGGTTTTTTTAATATAAGGGACTTCCTTTATAATTTCCCTTTTTACATCAAATGAGTATAGCTCTTTCATCTATATTATTATATAAATAAAATAGCTAAAATCAATCTTTTTTAACCTTAGACTGCATCAGTCATGATTGATTCTATTCCACTGATATCTACAAAAGCTGTAGAATTTCCATGTTTATGGAAAAGAGCAAAATTAACTTCTCCTATCTCAGTGACAGGAGCACCAGTTATCAGCATACCGTTCGCCATCAATACATCATTGTGATAATATGAATAACCCTCGCTACTATCTCCACCTCCCCATTTAAATTTAATATTAAAAGGAACTCCGCTTTCATAGCCCCCAAAAAACTTTCCGCTCTGATCAAACAAGTATCCACTAACTCCCGAAACTGTCATCATATTATTCGTTCGAAAAGTTCCACCTAAAACCCCTGTTTCCATCATCGCAAACTCAAACCCACTTTCAGGGGTATGAATATTTAAATCTACACTATATGTAGATGTCTGTAGTCCATTAAAACCTCCAGTAGCTATCATTTTAATATTGGGAAATAGTATGAGAAATCAACAGAAGTATTATCATCTAAATCAGTCGATTCGTCTATTGATTCTAAACAACATCCACTTGTAGTAAAATCCATAACAGAGTTGCCTTCATTGTCTTTTAAATCAATTTTAATTACACCACTCTGACAGACTAGGCTCGATAAGTCTATTCCAGTCACTTGATTTTTAACAGCACTAAAAGAAAGACTGCCTTGGCTGGGTAAGTCTGGATATCTGAATTTTGGAGTTCTTGTCCCAAGTCTAGTAACTTTTTTTCTAGGAGTATCTACTGATAAGGTAAAATTCTGTATATTAAAAGACGCTGAACTAATTGACTCTAAGCCGTCTGGAGTTGTCGATATCTCTATATTTTGCGGCCTAAAGAAACCCCCGAAAGTATCGCTTGTTGAGTCGGAAAAAGTTAAAGCTCCATCAGGCGTAAAAATAGCAGCATCTCCTTCATATGCAGTGCTACCTTCAACAAGTGCTCCCACGGAACCATTGAGAGAGTATGAGGTCATAGAGGCTCCAGAAACAGTGGTAACACCCACAGTATCTTTTATCTGAAAATCAAATTTTCCTGTATTAAGAAATCCAGACCCTGCCATTTGGCATTGATAGAAAGGATCTATTCCAGACGCACCAGTGGTGATCAAAAGCCCCATATCCAAGGATGAGCTTTGACTGCTTGCTAAGACTCTATCTGATATATGAGAAACCCCCAATCTAGGTATATCGACTAATTCTTTTTCTGTGTTTACAGAAAGAGAGTTGATAGCAGGTATTCGTTCTCCATTAACGAAAACCTGAATATCACTAGAATGAACTCTCTCTATAGCCATACTTTAGTTTACACAAAAAAGCCCCGCATCTCTGCGGGGCTTTAATTGTAAGCCTTAAAAGACCGTTAAATTACTCGTTATAAGGAGCAACGCCATTAGGTGTATTACCACCACCGCCTTTACTCTTGGCATAGTAAAAGCCATTAGCTAATTGGCAGTCTACATAGTTTTCTACAGGAGCATTTCCAGCAGCACCTGAGTAGAATAAACCTTGGTCAGTAGTATCTGGACCACCAATCTGAGCCGAGAAGGTCATATCAATAGTCTCATTATCATCAAGACCAACCGAGAAGTTTTGGCTATCCAATACTGCCTTCTGGAGAACGAAGTGGTGAGCTACTGCTCCATTTTCAGAGTCCTTGACTTTGATAGTGGCATTTGTGGTAGCGTCTCCCGCTGTTCCAGTTAAGATCTTATCAATAGCTCCACTGTGCATATTCTTAAGGATGGCACTTACACTCAAGGTTACATTAATTGGGAATTCAAGAGGTTTAGCAACAGCCCTTTCAGCGCCGAGCGCCTGAATATTTCCGCGAGACATTGGAACTTCGATGGAAGCACTTTGGACATGCATGTCACTTGTATCAGTTCCACCAAAGTCAAATGTGTTTTTGCTGAGACTAAGAGTAACGTCTTCGGGGCGCAGAACGAGAACATTCATATCTCCCGTGCTTGGAACACCAAGCATGAATTGTCCAGTGTCTGCTCTCTTCGCATTTCTATCAAGAGCAGGGTTATAAAGACCTGAACTCTGTCCAACATCAAACTGAATGTTTTGAGCTTCTCCTTCTAGATCAACTCTCGGAATTTCTCCGACAGCGAAGTTTACGGTATAGCTGTTAAATGTGCAGTTTCCGAACGCCACAACATCATGAGTGGTTCTATCAGCAGAGCTAAAGTAGCCTGTTGCGGCATTGATGCTTGTAGTAGTGGAACTCGTAGAGTTATTAAATGCATCATCACCTTCTCCAACGGTAAGGACATAAAGGTTCTTTTCCCTCTTAAGAGCATTCTCTGTCATTACGCCAGAAATAAATTGTGAAGAGGGTGCAGCCGCGCTAGTTAGCCCCCCGCAATCAAAGCCCAAAAGACCTTCGTTTTCTCCATTGCCCAAGTAGTATCCTACAGAGAAACTTGGATTTAATTCTGACATTGTTAATGTCCCGATTCGGGCTAACTGTCCAAACTCCCTGACATCCTGCCTTGCTCCAGCAAGGTCAATATCAAAGGAAAAGGTGTCAACTCGATGAAGCTGTGTCGGCATTATGCCTGAGTGAGCAGCAGCGTCTTTTGCTGAATCTGCATTGCTATCAGCACTGCCACTACATAAAATACCAGTAGGAGACACATACAAAGCTTTGCTTTGTGAGATTATTCTAGTTCTAGAAGCCATATTGTAAAAAAGTTAAGAATGTAATTTGTTTACACTTTCTTACACGGATTTACAGTCTAGGGAAACGATAAGTGCATAATTCAAAGTCCAAAAAGCCAATTGATATGTTTTTATTAAGATTTTCCCTTATTTGCTCAGATACTACTTTTGAGGCTCTCACCTCCTTAATGAAGGACTTCACTGGGCTAGACTGATCTGAGACTAGATTATTGTAATTATAAGGAAAATTCTTTATGGAGAAAGAAAACCCATAAGGAAAATCTTCATATGGTATATGGGTTAAATCCTCTCTTACCGTGTCTCTAAAAAGAGATAAAATTGAGTCTAAAATATAATTATCAAAAGAAAGCACCATCACCCTAATATTAGATCTGGTATCCTCCTCTCCCCCAAAAGAAAATTCTGTATTATCAGAGGAAGCTAAAGAAATAAAACATGCGGGTAGAAAGTAAGTGTTCTCGTCATATTCTGAAGTTTTACCGTATTGATAGGGTAACTCTGTAGCACTATCCTTGAAATCAGAATGCAAAATGGTTTGAGCATCTGTATCATTTGATATGTAAGTGTTTACTTCCTTTACAGTAGAATTTGCCGTTAAATCCTTACTACCAATTGGTGTCCCAGACTCTTGTGGAAATATCAATCTTCCATTGTCGTAGTCAGTGAAAACACCGCCATTTATATCAGAGTTACCTGTTATAAACTCACCGTCTAAAAAGAAACCAGAGTTAGGTTGTGATACTCCGTGATCACCAACAAGCTGTCTAAATTTGCCTTGAAAAGCGACATGACTAGGAGGCACATCAGGGAACACGCCTGAGGTAAAAGCATTATCTAAGTTTATTTTATAAGCCTCTGCTTTACTTCCAATTAACTGGTTCTCAAACCATAGATAGAAGCTAGATAAAATATTCTGGTCAAACTGTGCTTTCATTTATCCAATCTCAATAAAGACTTCTTAAATTCGTTTATTAATTTACCGACATAAGGTGTCCTACTAAGACTTACACCAGAAGACCTATTTTTGACCTGTATACCTGTTCCAGAGCTAGAGTCGCCAAAACCTTTTGAACTATACAGATATTGTCCGAGGTTAGTTATGCTCCCCGCTTCGATACCTTCTACCCAGCTTTTTCCAGTCATCCAAGGTATAGGGGTCAAGCTATAAATTTCCTCTATACTAGGTATAAAAAACGTAACACGATATCTCCCTCTGGTATTAATTCTTCTTACCTTGAACCTTATTTTTTCATTAAAAATCTTAGAAATAATATCGGTGGGATTACTTCCAGCGGAAAAGCCTATAAATGAAAACAAGTTACCATATCCACCCAGAACACCACTGCTATTGCTGGCTCTTGGTCCAGCGTTTAGTTCAACTGTTATAGGGTGAACCTCAAACTTCTTAGCTAATTCTTTTCTCCTTTCCTCCAACTTCGGCTGAATGACACCCCTTAGAGCCATTCCCATAGTTTTATCATTTGGATTATCTGAAGTTAACTCTCTTAGAAGCTCTTTAGCGTTAACTGTCACTACGGGCTTTGAGGCCGAAATGAATGGTTTTCTTGCCATTAGTTTTCACGCTTTAAAAATATAGAATAAAATTGAGAGCCAAATGGACCTATAACTTTAGCATCGCTATCAACAACGAAAAGCTCTTCATCAACCTCTATCTTTGAACATATCTTAATTTTCTCGTAAGCGTCTGACTTTACCTTTATCCTTATCTTTCCGTCAGATGCCGTCAAATTCATTTGACCGTTACCATCCACAAGCTCCTCTTCTTGTTCATTCTTGTAAAAAACTCTGGCCGAATAGGTATACCTAGTTAGCGTTTCCTCAGAAGAAATTTCAGCAGTATTCTTATTCCTGCCATAAAGGGGGTTATAGTTAAGTTCCGCAGGAACGCTGGCCCTCTCTTCTACATAAACATATATGTCTTTTGCAAAAGTATCATGAACATCGCTAAGGGCAGAATTTATACCTGCCTTTTCAGCCTCTGTAAGTAATGATGCCATTTATTGTAGTATGCCTGATAGATTGAAAGTTCCATCTGTTCCAGCTACTTGTATTGGGGAGGATTTTTGATAATTATACTGATATAGCAAATTATCTAATCTTTCATTAACCTCTGTTGTTAAATCTTTGTAAGTCTTAGCAACAGAATTTTTATTCTGTCTTTGTATCGTTGTATCTCCTTCTTTGATTGTAACCCAATCAACAGAATCAGAATAAGTAAAAGACCTTAAAGACTCTCGCGCAGACTTTTGAAGATACCAAATTTCATACAGAGTAGCGAAGATGTTATTTTCCACAGGAGCTAATCCTGTGCCGTCGATTCTCAATGCTCCAGTTGAATCTATTGAAGCTTCTTCATGAATCAACCCATTTAGCTCCCCCACATTTTCTTCAAGCCAACCAGATACAAACACCATGTTATAAGTGCCTGTATCGTTAGGGAAATCGTAAGTAACGATTCCACTGGCTAAATTCCCAAGGTCATTCATAAAGTTATATATCTTTAAATAACTTTACAGCATTTTCGTAGTCTGGGGAACTTGGATCTATAATTGGTTTAGCTTCTCCTTGAACAGTGACATCGTGTTTTATCGCGTAAAAGTCAAAAGATTTCATCAAAGACTTCTTTAATAATTGCATATTACGCTCCCTTGGGAGACCCACTCTAGCGGCTAAATCTGTTAAATCAGAAGCCGAAGAATCATCTAATCTGCGTCTAAAAATTTCTCTGTTAAGAGTCCCATAAGGATTCATCTGAGGCATCCCTAGCAAATCTTCAAGCTCTTTGACCTTTTTAACTTCTTCTTCAAAAGCATCCCTATCTTTACCATCGGTAACCTCAAGTTCCTCTAAATGCTCTTCGCCAACCCCCTTAGACACTTGCATTTCGATATCAATTTCTTCTTCAGGATTATTATCGCTCATATTATATGATAACTAAAACTTATAAAAAATCAAAAAAAAAGAGTCGCCCCTTCCGAGGCGACTCTCTCTTTATAATTGAGTTTTAACTCTTTAGGAGCTAGTTCCAATCGAAAGACCGATAAGGGCTTTGTCATCAATACAGATACGACCCTCTTCGACTTTACCATAGTAACCAATCTTGTTCTGACGAACAGAGAACTGATCATCAACAAGAACCTGCAAGTCATCAGAAGTTCCCTCCTGAATAACGGTAGGACGGATAAGCGCATCCTTACTACGATCAACTCCGATAAGGATCTGATCAGCAGATTGAGTGAATGAGCCTCCAGCACCACCAACGATGTTACCTTCTGCCGCAGCGATAGTAGCAAACAGCTTGTTGAAGGTTTGGTTTAGACCCATCTGGTTGACTTCCATGATATTGATACCATAGAAAGATGGGAGACCAGCACCAGCGTAAAGCTCTTGACGAAGTTGATCAGGAGCAACCTGACCGTCTCCACCAGAGTCTGGAGCATTACCATCCGAATCAACAGTGTTGATTGGGTTGTATGCCATTGCGCGGAGATCCTCAACCATTTCTGGAGAAACCAGAAGGTCAGTGATCCCAGACTTGACTCCACCAATAGGAGTGCCTCCACTCCAAGAGCTATTAACACGCTTGCTCGCAGTGATCAAGTTGTTCAGGTCATGAAGGATAAACCTACCCGACTGTGTTCCTTGAATAACTTGGCTTCCCTGAGTATTATTGCTGCCCTTACCTTTACACAAGGCAGTAGCGAGCACGTTGAAAGCGGTTTTAGTCTGCTTAAGCAGAATTTCCTGAGCCATCCTAGTGAAAGTCTTGCTAACAACGTCAAGACGCGCCCTACGGACATACTTGCGATCAAACGCAAGAGCACTGTCTAAGCTGTAGGTTTGGAACTTGAGTTCGTTGTGAGCGGGAAAGACTTGACTATATGGAAGACCCCCAGCAACCTGCTGAGAATACACCTGAATGTAGTTCTCATCAGTGATATCGTGGAAAAGATCCAAAGGCAAAGACGGGTTATCATCCTCTCCGTAAGAAATCGTGGTATACAGATTTCCAACAGTTGGAGCATTGTTGATAACTTCGGAAACGATAGGTCCGAGCAGTTCAGCAACTGCTGCCTGAGCCTCATAAGCCTCTTCACGATTATTAGATCCCATTGCCCTAATAAGAGCTAACTGATCTTCAGTTCTTTTAATAGTGATTTTCATGATCGTAAAATATTAGCAGTCGAGTTTAAGAATTGCATATGCGCCAGCGAACGCATCCGTTGTAGGGCCAGACTCACGAAGACCAGTGGCAATAAACTTACCAATGGAGTGTGCGTGATGTTTGTGATGGTTTGCAGCAGTTCCCGCAATACCGCTAATGGTTCCATTATCAGTAGGAACGGCGAAGGAGTTAATTGCAGGAGCAAGACCTCCACCTAAACCTTTTGAGTTGATAGTGAATAAACCTTTAGTGGCTACAGGCACAACCTCACCAGAGACAACGCACTGGAGTTCAGCCTTCTTCTGAGGATAATACAAAAGATTCTCCCCATTTTCATCTTTGCTACGCACATCGCGCAACAGGATTCCCAATGGTCGCACACCCGCACCAGTATCACTGACTTTGGTCACCTTGTAAGGTGTCTCAGGATAAAGGGAAAGCGCATTACCGAGAGTATTGTCGTAAGAATTTGCATCAGTTCTTTCGACATACTTTACAGGCTCATTACTAAGGTTAGCATCGCTTACCCTAACAACAGAACCCGCCTCGCCCGTTTCCAAATCATACGAATAGAAATTGATAACATCATTTTCATCGTATTGACGGAAGGGCAGTAAACGTGTAATTTCGTTTGCCATGATTAATAATAGTTGTGTTTAAATTAAGAGACTTCTACTTGGAAGCCTTTCTTGAGTCTCTCGACCAAAGAAACCTGTTCACTGGATTCACCGTTATTATTAGGAATAGAAGCCTCTGCTTCGTCTCCCTCTGCCTCAAGCTCCTCTTCAGGCTCCTCCTCTTCCGTAGCTTCCTCGTCTTCATCAGGGTCGTCGCCCTCCTCGCGGCTTGCTACAGCTTCGTCTATACGAGCCTTAATCTCAGCTTCTTTAGCTTCGATGTTTTTCTTGAGCTTATGAGCAAAAATAACCTCCAGTTTTTCCTTATAGGAATTAAAATCTTCTTCAGAAGAACCAAGCTCTTTTACTTCAGCGGTGACAAGAGCCATTTCCTTTTCGTTAAGGTCATAGTCACTGTCAATGAAGTTCATGCGATCATTAAAGAGATCGACCGCAGCTTTTGCTTCAACTTCAGCCTTAAGACTATCAAGTTCTTCTTTGGCTTGCTTAAATGAGTCTTGTAACTCAGCAAGCTCAGCTTCAGCCTTAGCCTTAGCTTCCTGTTCAATTTCGATCTTGGAAGTCCAAGATTGATTGTGTTCTGTTAGCGCATCACGCATGACATCGCCAACAGTGCTAGCTTCAGAGTCTTCCTTCACCACTGAAGCAACACTCTTGGTTAACTTTAAAATAAGTTCTTCGAATTGTTCTTTATCCATATTAAAAATGTTTTTTAATTTGTCAGACTTTACATTAATATTAGTGTTTCGGGAAATTTTTTCTATTTTTTTGTCTTCTGGCTCATCTTTACTTGTATAAATACCCCTCACAGAAGCGGCAGGGTTTCTTGTTAATGCTGCTCCTAGCGGGTATGTCTGACCGACGATTAATCTGTTAACAAGGTTGCCTTCGTCATCTATTCCTTTGCCACCCAACCCCTTGATATACTGCTTAAGATCTTCTTTTCGAGAACCTTCCGCTATAGTCGAATCTTGTAAAAACTTAGAACCTACCGCTACCTCAAACTCCTTGAATGCTAACTCCCAGCTTGTAGATATACTCTGATAAGAATCATCTTCCTTTTCAGAAGCTTCTATAATTGCTTCTGCCAATTCTGGATAAATAGATTTGTAAATTAGGCCAGCCGCATTTAAGTAAAAAGGTTCTTTTTTGTCGGCATAAGATTCAATATCGTTGTTTTTAAAGTCAAACTCTCGATCTGAGAAGGACGCATTGATCATGTGACCAACAATTTTATCTTTTTTATGCTCAATATTTATTGGCTTATTGATAAATCTTTTTACAGCGGCTACAGCAGTTCTGGCATCTATGCCGTCTCCGTTTTTATTGAATTCATTAACTTTTGCCAAATTAAAGACGACTGGTAATACATCAATATTCTGCTTAGGATCAAAATCATCAGGAAGCAAAGATTGTGCAGCCTCTTGAACAGACCCTTGAGAAAGACCAAAGGAATTAAATTCCTCTTCGCTTATCTGTTTTACGAAACCTTCAAAGTGACAAATATCAAAATCATTCACTGACATATTCTTTCTTACACAGAAATTTGAGTAGAATGATATAAAATCGCAGAAGATAAGTCATCTAATTGATGCTCAGTGCCTAATTCTAAAACTTTACTATGCACATTAAGCTCTGTTATAGCATCTAGATTTTCTACAACATTAGCTAATGTTGATTCCCATTCATCCTTGTCTTTAGCAATAACTATGGTCTCACAAACCTGAGCAACCATTTCTTTTTTCTGCTTGGACATTCTCTTTAAACCAAATTTAGAAGCAAACTCTCTGAAGGCTAATAATTCAAACTCATTAATCTTTTTAGTAGCCTCAACGATATGTTTCTTGGAAAATGTTTTTGAATTCGATACACCCAAAGGTCTACCTCCAGATGGAGCTATTGGAGCAGTCGGCTCTGGTTTTTGAGCGTCCTTAGGCTCTGGGTCTCCACCTTCTTCTCCTTCATTGTAGAGATTAATAGTGTTGACTAGAGGCATATAATGTCCCTTTTCCCTATCGTCTTTAAATTTATCTTGAGCCTTCTCCATGTCTTTCCCCTCTGGGAATACCCCAGTGTGAACAACCTGCATACCCTGCTCAGGAGTTAGAACTCCAAGCTCCATAAGCCTTGTGGCGAGTTTGGCTAAATTGTTATCATCCATAGTATCAGTTCTCGCGAAATGAGCTTTCGGCCAAGACCGAAGACCTGCCGCCTTACAGACTCTAGCTATTTCTGGATTGATAAAGTCCTCTAAAAAGGAGGCTCTTGATTCTTCTAGTCGCTGAAAGAAAACTTTCATTTTAACTTGAAGATCAGAGTATTTAGAATCCCCAATTAAAACATTTTGCAATCCATCCTCAATATCCTTGTTGATAACATCATATTTTTCTGGCCCAACAACCTTCTTAATATCAGGAATAACAAAATTTGCTTTTGTCGTATAGTCAGAAACCAAAACTCTACCCACACTTTGATTTTTGAAGATTTGCTGCATCGCAGCTAAATTCTTATGGTTAATCCCGCCCTTATCTGGCTCATTGCCCATAGTAACAAGCAAGACTACATTTTCAATAGAACGGCTAATTGCTTGATCAATATTTTTTAATTCTATTTTTCTGTTAATATCATCGAGAACAGAATATCCTACAGGTATAGCCAAAGGCTCATAATCTTGTTTCTTACAAAAAACCACATGAAGCAAACTTGGATCTAATTTAATTTGAATCCTAGTCATCGCATAACCTGTTTTAGAATTAGCAATAAGCTTCTTGGTTTCTTCTGGCAAAGAGTCATAGAGTTCTTGCTCATGCTCTGTTTGCGGGTTTCTCAAACGAGAAATTTCAAATGGAGTTAAAACTTTAAAATACTCATAACCACTAAAAGATATCGCACCCTTTGTCGCGATGTCTGTTGGGTTAATTAACAAATATCTAATTGGTATTTCTTTTCGAACACTTGCCCCGTAGGTTTCAAGCATCTTTTGGGAATTTTTCAAAGGTATCTTCCCATCCATTCGGTAAAGGAAAACATTTCCTGACCTGTAGTATTCTCTAAAATATTGTGATTTTAAATCATGCATCCTGATTCTTTTGAACCATGCTTTAATAAATTTTCTAGATTTTTCATTACCGCCTTCAATATACAAATCTGAATTAGCGAACTCAGCTAAAAGATCAATTGTGCCTCTGAAATTTGCTATGTTGAAGTAGGCTTTTTGGCAAAGCTCAATAGATTCCCTAGCGTCAGCGGAATTTCCATCATAATTAAACGGTAGTATCCCATTTTTAATATTGGAAAAATTATTCCCAAGCCCATCTGTAGCAGCCCTATTTGTTCTCGCTGCTGTCCGACTAGTGGGGGCTGACAACCTAGAGGCTGTCGAGGAACTATATATCGAATCTCCAATCAACTCAGGAGAGAAGTCTTCTTGCGCTTCTACTAAGTTTTCTATAGGTTGTTCTCTCTTTTTGAACTTCTCCCAATATTCTGATCTTTTGGTATATTTCCGAGGCATATCAAAGTTTACACTAAAGTTATAAAAGTTACTTTTAAACTTTTCAAATTGCAAATGGAACAAATGTGCTATCGACTGTTTTTTCTGGAGTAGCGTTTTCTGCGTCGAAATAAACCTTGGCGAACCAATTGCCTAAAACTAGAGCAGAATAAGAGTCTTTTCTAGCTCTGTTCGGCCCCTTTTGCCTTCTTAGGTTTTGCGGCAAATTAAAAGACTGAGATCCTTGAGGGTTACCTATAACCTCGATATTAGCACATTCAGCTTTAGTAAGTTCAACAATTGACTTTTGATGGTCTATCAAATCTATCATCATAGCACCCTTAGATGCCTTTGGTGCCTTAATATCCCATTTTAATTTTTCTATAGGTATATTTTTCTTTCTCTGCTCATTGAAATGAGAATCAACCGCCCTAGAACCAAATAAAATTCTTTTATGATCTATGGCAGCTTGCAGCATCTCATTACCAGTTCTTATCCAGTTAGATGTAGGTTTTCTTAGGATGCAGTAATTTCTCTCCCTAGAGTTATATTGATTTTTAAAACTTAAAATATCAGAGTGCCAGTTTTCTGGTTTTTCTAAATCAACATCTATAACACCAATTTTTATATTTTCTTTTTTAAACAAAGCACTCTCATTACAAGAGTTTATGAATTGAACCCCTCCATTGTAGTCACCGCAAATACCAACAATATTAAAATGTTGTATTAGGTATAAGAAATATTGCATATGCTCTTTCAAAGAAACACCCGCTATTGCATAACTATGGACTAGGCATATTTTTTGTGAATCCCTGTCTATCTTGAAAACATGCATGGCAAAATGGTCTGCACTTGTGTTACCTGCCCAGTTAGGGTCAAAGGCCAGTAAATACTCATCGCTAGGATTCCCTACTACTTCTACAGCAGGAAACTCTCCGTCTGGTATCGTGCAAGCAGCCATCTTAGAAAGCCTGAAATATCCGTCACTCTCATCTATAAATTGTGCTCCAAATTCCCTCTTGAACTGCATTTCACTCATGGTCGCCTTAGCTTGTTTAAGCAGGTTTTGATCATAGAGTCTTGGTGGAGCGCAGTCATAACTTAACTGCATAATCAGTCTATAAGCATCATCTTTAAAATCGTCCTCTTCATCACCTTCCCCTTCTTTAACGGTCAAGCCGTCTATCAAGTCTACATATTTCTTGTAGAGCTTATACATATACTCAAACTTAAATGATGGAGATGAAAGAATTATTAACTTGTTGTTAGGCCAGATATATCTGTCCTCTTCTGTCATCTCGCCTTTGTCGATTAATTTGGATTCTAAGTTGTATAGCTCCTCCCTTTCGATAGGATTCTCTACCACCCCAAGGAAAGGAATAATAACTTCATTAAATATTTTTTCAGGTATAGTTAAGAACTCATCCAATACAATCCTGTTAAATCGAAATCCACGAAGTCTATCACCGTTAGCTAACGGAAGGGCTATCGCCCTAGCCTTACCTAAAGTCATAGTCCACTGGTCAGTTCCTTTTTGTATTTTAAATCCACACTCTTTAATTAGGCTTGCCTCTGACTTAGAGACAATATCCTCCATCTTTTGGAAGATCTGTTTTGATTGCCTAAAGCTACCTGCAATAACACCTATATTTGCATTAGGGTTAAGCAGACACTCTAGTAAAACATAAATGGCTGTAGAGAATGTCTTCGACATACCCCGCGAAAATACGAACATGGAGTAGTCAGAAACCATCATCCCCTTGATGGCCATTGCCTGAAACGGAAATAATTTAACCCCTAAAAACAACTCAGAGGTAAATGCTATATTGTTCCGTAGAAACTTATACAGCAAATACTTTGCCTCTTCTTCTTTGATACTGCCTTCTAGCTCTTTAAGAGTCTTATTTAACTCTTGTGAAGAATGTTCAAGCCGATATCCTTGTTTTCCCTTTGTCCAAGACATTTACTCGTTCATCTATAAAATATTGTAAATCTGTATTCCACAATCTATCTCCATAGTGCAGAATAAGTGGAATTATTTTTTTAGCTCCTGCTCTATTGTGTGCAAAAATGATTTGTAGATTCTGTGGGTAGTCTATAAGCAGATTGCGTATATTGTGCCACAAATACCCTAAGTTAGATTTAAACTTAGAAGTTTTATTGTGTTCTTCTAGTTTGCTAATAGTTGTCTCTGCTACTACAAACATATATGAATTAAACTGAACACACCTATCCATCTCTCTCCTAAATCTATCTATATCTTTGCCGAAGGTCTGCCTGAAATCATCCTGAGCTTTTCTATCTACAAATGTAGATGTATAGTAATCACCTCTAGCTGTATAATCCCCGAAATCTAATTTGTTAATTACAGAGTCCTTAAATTTTAACGGAGCTTTTTCTCTTGTGTCAGTAAATAAAGGAATACTACTTCTATCAACCTCCCAGAAATCTCTAGGCAGTCCTCCACAAAAATGATTATCTATTCCTAGCTCATCCAAGAAACTTTTATAAGACCCCCATAGTTTTTTATAATAAAAAATACCAGCCATCTCTGACAAATCATAAAAAAGGTTGGGTGGAGAGCTTTTTATACCTTTTAAGTCAAATTTTTGCTGCGCTCTTTCTTTGAGGTAATTCTTGACCTCATTCTCTGGAGCCGAGTCCATCCATAACTTAAAATTATCATAACTGATAAAATTATCCCTAAAGTATTGATCGTAAGATTTGAAAGGGATCTTTTCACACGAATACAAATCCCTTCTCCCATAGTGCTTGACATAGTAATCGCCAATAGTAAGTGCGTGAGCTTTCAGGTGTGCGTGAAAACTCCTCTTGTTGTCAAACTCCTTACCACACTCTAGACAAGTAAATTCCATTACAATATTTCTTTTTTAGAGATACCTAAAATACGAGCCTTATACTCGTCCATCGTTTCAAGTCGGTCAGCTTCTTCCTCAATTAACTTGTTTTGCATTTCTGCCATCAAAATCATACGGTCACGCTCTTCTTTCTCTTGGAAAGCCTCAACAAGCGCAGCGATACTCCCATTCTGCTCCCCTCTTGCCTTTAAACGCGCCTGACGGCTTCCATTAAGGTCTTTCGTCAAAGATTCGATTCTTTTCTCACATTGATTCAACTCCTCGCTGGTGGCCTTTATAAGCTCAGTAAGACGTAATGTTAAATCTCGCTCATTGTCAGTGTCATTGAGCATCGTATTCAATTTGTCGATGCGTTGCTGAATATGCTTCTGCCTGACGTAGTTTGTGCAGACGGTAATATACAAATTTAACTCATCGTTTGTTAAATCTGGCTTATCCCAAACAGTTCTTACAAATTCACTCTCAAATAGATCTCTATCTGCTATTGTTGAGTATTGGTTTATAAAATGAACGAAGCGAGGGCTTTTTAAATAAAATAAAAGCGTCTCCATCATTCTTTTCTGTTTTGTTTGAATTTCTATCTCATCAAACTTCTGCCCAGCCCAGTCGTTTACTTTTTTTATGGCTCTGGACAGAGATTTTGGCGGTGACCACTTATCGTTAGTGATCATTTCGTTATCGTCTACAATCTCTGGCCTGTAACGCCGCAGAAACTCCATAACGGTTCTATGCTGCTGACTAAGCGGCTGTATATCCCTGTCTTTAAAAGCTAATCTCGTTATCTCTAGAGCGTTCATGCCTCTTTCGACATTATTACTCATTAAGAATTCTTTTTGTTCTGCATCCAAATCTACTTCTTCAACTCTTGGAGCTAAAGTAGTAGTAAAAGTTAAATTATTACTAATTAAAAATGCCCTAACAGCCCTACCCTCTTTAGAACGTCCATCTAAACTTTCATCTCCAAACACAGTTTGCGTAATGTGCTTTAGATCAGGGTTTTTTGAGAACTCATCTTGTATTTGAGTTTTTTGTTCGTCTGTTAATTCTATGTTATTCATAAGATATCGTGCTCCTTCATGATTTTAACAGCAATATTATAAAATTTCTTCTTTAAGTTAGCCATTTGTTTGTATCTAGGTTTTTTTCTTTTTGCAGAGTCTGCCTTAAACCCAAATTTTTTAGCGACATCGTTTTCGTCAATGTTGTCAATATAAAGCATATAGTATATTTTTTTATGCTTTTCATTTAATTGCTCCATAACAAGACCATGCAATTTGTTAGAAGCATTTTTATAATCAACAAAATCCTTTAAAGTGGCTACACCTGTGGAAACCCCCTCCTCTAGAGCTAAGGGAAGCTTTATGTTAAAAGCTCTTTCTTTTTTCTTTTTCCACTTAGCAAAGTCAGGACACGTTTCATCTTGCTCTTTGCTCTTTGTCAATTCACAGCTAGTAGCCCCCATGTTATGGGGACAGCGTAAACAGGGCTTAGCGAAACTTGAATAATTGTTACGAATCAAATTTTTAATCTGATTCGATATAATCATCGAAGCCCAAGGCTTGAAGGGGCGCGATTGGTCCCAAAGATCCCACTTTTTATAAATATGAAGACGAATTATTTGGCAGACATCATCGTAGTCAATCCACGCTAAGGCGCTTAGTTGCCATTTCGGTCTATATTTTTTAAGGAGTTCTTCTAAATCTTCGCGTTGACTATCAAAATCATGACTCATCTACGTCTTTCATACGCGAAGAAGCGCACTCATTCATGATTTGATCTAAAAGAGCCTGACCCTCTGGGTCTTTTGAAGGTGCGCGTTCCATACGCCCCATACCTCCAGCCTTAGCTTCCTGCTCAGTAACACCTCCCCATATATCCTTTAGGCTTTGTTTACTGGAGTTAGTCTCAACCGAGATTCCTCTTTTTAATTTATTTAAATCTATACTAGCCGTCGAAGTTTCTTCAAGCTTTTCTACCTTAGCTGAAGATGAAATAGACCCAATAGGCTCCCCACAACTAGAGCAAAACTTGGGTTTATTTATTTCATATAGAATTTTGAATCCACACGATACACAAAAAACTTTATTCATGGCTAATTTTATTTATTTAAATCACTTTTTTCAATTTTATCTACTAAATAGCTTATTATTTTGTCTCTCATGACATCATCTTTAGTAAATTGTAAGTGATGTATTCCGTATCCCCTACTCTCTTCGTCATCGAAGACTTTGCAGAACTTTTCAAAACCTGTGGCATTGATATCACTCTGCATTGTGTCCCCACATATGTATAATGTAGAGTTAGTGCTAATTCGGGTTATCACCGTTGTAAGTTCCTTTACACTCATATTCTGTGCCTCGTCTACAATAACAATTTTATTTTTCCACGTTGCGCCTCTCAGGAAGTTAATCGGGGCCGCATCTATCGCATCCCGCTGTTGTAATTGGTGTTTTTCATGTGCATTTAAAAGTTCATCCAGCTTATCTTCTAAAGGACCAATATAAGGATTAAATTTATCATCCATACTTCCTTTCAGAAAACCCATCCCCTTATCCGCACTCTCAGCCAAGCTTCTTAAATAGAGTATTTTAAGCAGATTGTCCTTATTGTGTTTATATAGTGCTGTATACACTGACAAAAATGTCTTTGCCGTCCCTGCTGGCCCACTAATAAATACTACCCGCGTTTCGGGGTTTCTCATTATCTTGTGGAATTGACTTTGTTTTTCTGTAAGTTCTATATGCCCCAACAATAATGAGTTTTTATACTTGAATGACATGTATGTTCTTTTTTACACGAATAACTGAATGAAAGGCTTCTTGTTTATAGAATTCACCACCCCCCCGCGCTTTGCGTGTCAAGTGAAAAGTCAAGAATTCTGAAAAAACCCTCCCCTAGCCACCCGTCAAAAAAAGTGATAAAAAAACAAAATAAAGCTTGCTTTTTCTGTGAAAGTGTGGTATACTTACCGCATGATAAAAGACACATATACAGTTTACCACAACTACTCTCTCGATGCCGAGTTTTCTGGCACACGCGAAGAGTGCGAGGAGTGGATCGCAAAGGTTGACCGCAAAGGTCTAGGTTGGTTCTTCATCGAGAAGGACAGCCAATAAAAAAACAAAATAAAAACACTTTTCCCCTTGACTTTTTCCTCAATCTGTGGTATACTTACGAAGTAATAAATAAATAAACAATAAATAAAAAATCTATGTTAGCAAATCTTATATCCGATGCCGTCCGTCTCGCTCCTCGCTTCGCCAATGAAGATGGCGAGCTTTTGTTCGATCACCTTACAACTAAGTTTCCTGATGCCGCAACTGATGCGGTGGACTTGGTTGTCCGTCGTGTATGCGCCAACGCTACAGCGGGATTGTCTCGCGACTGTTGGGCATCGCTTGCCACTTCACTACTTGACGAGATCGAAGACTGGGGCGACCTGTCCAAGCCTTCGCCCTTCGGCATCGACTTTGAACTCGACCGCCTCGCTAAGTTAGTGATAACAAAGTGAGAAAAAAAACGAAAATAAAACTTGCAATCATCTCAATCTGTGGTATAGTTACATCATGAAAACGAAAGAAACCAAAAAGTCCGACTTCGACAAGTTCACCACCGAGCGCAGTGCCGCACAGGTAATGCGGGATGACCTTTGCTTCCTTGTTGGTTGGATCAAGTCCGACTGTCCACAAGGCGCATCTGCCATTGAGCGCATCTTGAAAGCGCACGAACAGAACA